CATGGCAGCAGGCAAAGAAAACAATTCAGAACGAAATCTCTGGGCGCCTGGAATCCCCTACGACAAGTGGCTGATGATGCAGAAGCATTGCACGCCGGCCGAACTTGAAGAGTATAGGAAGGAGCAAGAACGTGCCAGAATCACCGAATCTTCTAAACGCGATGTTCGGAAGAAATCAATGCGAGGACGACCAGTCGATCCCCAACTCCCAATACATGGGGCCGACCGCACGCTGGGTTCTGAATAAAACACCAACGCCCCGCCGCTTCCCCGTCGCCATCCAGCCGCGGCGGATCATGCAGGTGCAAGCGCAGGTCAGACGGAAGAAGAAAATAGAAGAAGACAGGAAAAAGCGCATCGCGGAGTGGTTAGCAATAGAGATGTTCGGAGAGCCCGGCCGGTGCCCCTGGTGGCGGAGGTGGCTATGAATAGCCCATCCGCACCTCGTTTTACCTGGAAGACGAAAAAAGACACGCGAGTTCTATACTCCACCAGCAAAAAACAGCTTGGTGCCGTATGCCACGATCGCGCCTCATTCTACTTGATTGCCTATGTCGGGAGGAGAGATCTCTACATCGGGAGTTATCCGACAGAAAATCGAGCCCGAGCCGCACTCATCCGGTGGTGGCTGAGGATCGTGAGGACTGAACTATGAGCGAAAGCATCACCTTCACCATCATCTACGACAGCTTCACCTGCCCGTTCTGCATGGCCAGCGTCAAAACTCCGCACAGCGGGAGGCTCCACACATGCTCGCGTTGCGGTGAGGCGTTCTGGCGCGGCGGCGTGCCTGACACCACTCAGCCCCCCGCCTGCGACAACTGCCTCTTCGCCCGCGGCTACTCCTGCTGCGCGCACCCCACCACCATCCCATTCTCGGAGCGTCGGTGGTGCGGAGAGTGGAGGGCAGCGCGATGACCCCCTCCTGCACCTGCGGCCACTGCCGCCGCTGCATCGCCCGCGAGTACCAGAAACGCCGCGGCCGTACCGTCCTGCCCACCACGTTCGAGCAGGCCGTCGAAGCACGCAAACACTCAGCCGGCCTGCTGATGTGGCCGCATATCAGCCAGTCCATCCGGACGCTGGAGGATTCCTTCCCGCATCTGCGCAATACTCAGATAGGGGACCCATGCTGAAACTCATCATCGAGATCCCAGCCCTCGACCGGCTCCTCGACTACCTCGAAGGCCGGGAAATTTCAACCCTCACTGCGGAGATCATCCGTCTCACCGCAAAACTCGCAACGTCCGAATCCACTCTCAAGGAGTCTATCTCAAATGGCCAACTTCGCTGAACTCGCCGCGGCAGTCGCCGCCCTCTCTGAACAGGTCGCCGCCACCGAAGGCACTGAAGCCTCCGCCGTCGCCCTCATCAACGGCTTCGCAACCCAGGTCACCACCGCCGTCGAAGCCGCCCTCACCGCCGACAACGCCGCCGATGACGCCTCCATCGCCGCCGCCAAACAGGCCATCGTCGACGTTACCGCCCGCTTCAACGCCTCGGCCGCGGTGCTTGGCGCTGCCGTGGCGAGCAACCAGTAGATTAAAACCGTATCATCTGAAACCGGGGGCTGAAAAGCTCCCGGTTTTTTGTTGACATTGAGTCCTCTATTCTAATAGAGTATCCTCATGACTACCAGCCTAGCCTCCCCTCGGCAAGCAGCAGAGCACCTCGCACTCAACAAAAACACTGTCTATAAAATGATCCGCGACAAGCGTATCCCCTCCGTCAAAATCGGCAAGGCCGTCCGCATTCCCTGGCGTTGGCTCCACGCACAGGCGGAGGCGGCCGGGAAATGAAAATCAAACGGCCCGCCTACTACGACCTCGACTTCGCCAGCGAACTCGAAGCTCGATGGTTCGTTCTCTTCGCGGAGCAGGGCACGAAGATCATCCTGCACCCAGACTCCCCTGAAGGATGGGAGAAATTCCCAACACAGCCTTCATTCTTGATCGACGACATATGGTGCTACGCTCTCGTCGTGCCGCAAGGCAAGTCTCCATCAAAGAAAGTCCTGGCCGATTTCAAGGAGTGGGACGGCGAAGGGGCATCGGGCCTCTGGGTCTTTGAGGGCCCTCCGGCCGACAAACTCTACGATGGCGTCCACCCTAGCCTCTACTGGAAGAATATTCCAACCCCGGAATTCGAACGCGCACTCAAGATCGCCCTTTCCATCCAGTTCGAGTAGTCACCACCATGACAGCCATGCCCTCCCACTCATCCTCCCCCATGCTCGAATGGGCCCTCCGCTACGCCGCCATGGGCTGGCCCGTCTTCCGGCTTCAGGGGAAAAAACCCGTCAAGGACACCCACGGATTCAAGGACGCCACGACCGATCCCGACCAGATCCGCGACTGGTGGCGCGTCAACTACAACATCGGGATCCACTGCAGTCAGTTCTGGGTCCTCGACGTCGATCCCGCGAAGGGTGGCTTCACATCTCTCCAATCCTTCCCTGAAAAACTCGATACCCTCACCCAGATCACGGGCTCCGGCGGCCGGCACTACCTCTTCCAGAACCCCGGCTTCCACGTCAGCAACTCATCCGAATCCATCGCCCCTGGCGTCGACGTTCGAGGATCGGACGGCTACATCGTCGCCTGCCCCTCCATCCACCCGGATACCCGCAAACCCTACGAATGGTACGGGACCAAGGACCCCACTCCCCAGGACATCAAACCCGCCCCTCAGTGGCTCCTCGACAAACTGACGAAACCAGCCCCGCCGGCGCCCATCACCATTTCCGAGAAAATCTCCAAGGGCCAGCGCCACAAAACCCTCACCTCTCTCGCCGGCACCATGCGACGCCGCGGCTGCACTCCCGAGGAAATCCTCGCAGCTATCCGCGTCACCAACTCCACCCGCTGTGACCCGCCCTACAACGACAAACACCTCCAGCAGATCGCCAACAGCATGGAGAAATACGCACCGGCTTTATCCCCCGCGGAAACGCCGGTCGAGGTCTCAACCCTCCCCGACTGGACCAAAATGCTCCAGCGCAATGACAAGGGCAAACCCATCCCCAACGTCGTCAACGCCTCTCTCCCCCTCAACTTCGACCCCGCCTTCGCCGACGCCATCCGCTTCAACCTCCTCCGATCCTCCATCGAAATCTCCCGCAACATCCCCGAGATGCTCGTCTACAACGCCCCCTGCGAATGGGCCGACAAACACGACATCGCCTACGCCGCATGGTGCCAAACCAAGGGAATCCAGATCGCCCCCACCACCGCAGCCCACGCCGCCATCCTTATCTCCAACCTCAGATCCTTTCACCCCGTCCAGGAATACCTGAACTCTCTCGTCTGGGACGGCGTTCCGCGGATCACCACCTGGCTCAACGCCTACTGCGGCGTCGAGGACAACCTCTATACCCAGACCGTCGGCCGCAAATGGCTTATCTCCGCCGTCAACCGCGCCCTCCACCCCGGATGCAAGGTCGACTCCTGCCTCATCCTCGAAGGCAAACAGAACATCGGCAAATCCCGGGCCCTCAACATCCTCGGCGGAGACTGGTACACCGACCAGATCAAGGATCTCGACTCCAACGACGCCGCCCTCCAGGCTTCCCGCGTCTGGATCGTCGAAATCGGCGAGCTCGACGCCTTCCGCAAATCCGAAACTACCGCCTTCAAGGCCTTCCTCTCACGCCAAATCGACCAGTTCCGACCCGCCTACGGCCGCCACGTCCAAACATTCCCCCGCCAGTGCGTCTTCGCCGGCACCACCAACCAGGATCAGTACCTCCACGACGAAACAGGGAATAGGCGTTTCTGGCCCGTACGCTGCCACCAGATCCTCCAGGACGCCCTCGCCACCGATAGGGACCAACTCTGGGCCGAGGCCGTCGTAGCGGCCAATTCCGGCGAACCCTGCTGGATCGAGGACGCCGACGTCATCACCGCCGCCACCGGCGAAGCCAATATCCGCTTCATCGACGACGCCTGGGCCGAAAAACTTATCCCTTGGATGGTCGACCGCTTCGCCATGGGCGACAGATTCGTCACCACCTCTCAACTCCTCGAATCCTGCCTCGACATGCGCACCAAGGACTGGACCCAGCGCGATCAGGACCGCGTGGCTAAAATCCTACGCCAACTCCACTTCGCGCGCCGCAAATTCCGCTCCGGTCAATCAGTCGTCTGGGGATGGCATCCAACCTCAGACTCCACCTCCCCATTCGACTAGAGGCCAAGAGGCCAAGAGGCCAAGAGGAACATGAGGAACATTTGTTACCCTCCGCAAGTCATTGATTCATTACCTATGTACCCTATGTTCCTCTTGTTCCCCCTATATACTGATACATTATACATATCGTATACCGCCTACGGTACACCACCACCCCCCCCCCTGTTCCCCACGCCTCTAGGGAAATGGGTGCAACATAGAGGAACGGAGGAACAAATCTCGCAACCTCCAAAGAATCAATTAGATACAGACTGCAGGCAAAGAGGAACATCTGTTCCCCGTTCCTCTCAAATAGGGGACCCATCGCCAAAATGGACCAGGCAGTACCCAGTCCGTCGTACCTCCGCCCAGGCAGGCCTAGCTAAAACGCGCGCAAGGGGACCCGTGCACGCGCGGGGGTAGGGGGAGGGGGTGGTCTCGCGCGCAGGACATTGCCCTAGTCTTGGACATGTCCTGGACTACAGACAGAGCAGGACTACAGTCAAGACACGAGACAAGACACGAGACCAGTCGGTTCCGATAATGGTGATTATCGGGCAGGTGGAGGCGGTGGCGGCGGGGCGAAGGGGTCGATGCCCTGGCCGATGAGCCTGATGGCCTGCTTGCGTTCGGCGGCACTCAACTTTTGAAGGAGCTGCATTCGGCTCGGCGGCTTTGGCGGCTTCGGTTGCCGCTTGACGGGCGGTGGCAGCTCGGCAACCGGTTCAGGGTCAGGCTCAGGTGCCGGCAACGCCTCAACCTCAACCACCTGGCCCTGGTCCTGCTCCTGGCCCTCATCCAGGACCTGCGGAGTGTAGACCAGCATCTGAACGGTGGTCTGCGAGTGAACCTGGTTCACCTCGCCTCGAAGCTGGGCCTGGAGCTGAAGTGCTGCCGTTTCAGCACGATCCACGGACGCCCACCCGGAAACGTCCTTGTCCTTCTCCGCGAGATCCAGTATCCGGTCATAGCGGGCGAGCTTCTTCGCCACGAGGTCGGCGGTACTGGTTTGAGCGATCAGCGCCGGTAGCACGTTTTTAGTCATTCGTGCTACGCCGGCAGCGTCCTTGTTAACTTGAGACCGGGTATTGGGATAGTTTCCGAGGGCGGCTGGTCTAACGATACGTTGCTTAAAACGGCTGAGGGTTTGGCAGGTGAGGCCAAAATCGGATGCTATCGACCTGAGCGTATCTCCCGCTAAGATTCTGGAAATAATAGCCTTAGACTCCGGGTGCGATGCGATCTTGGAGGAAAAGTTGCTCACAATCCGATTTTGGGCGGGTGAAAGTGCGTTTTCGCTCGGCTTGGAGTCGGTTTGAGTCGGTTTTTGGGGGCCGAACGGCGGTAAAGCTGCCCGCTAAAAAGAATATTTCGTTTATTTTCAGTAGTTTAAGGCGCCATAGGATTCATCCTAGTTGTTTCGTACAGAGTTCCGATATCAAATGAACACATGACGCCGACACAAGGAATTTGGAGAGCGAAAACGGCGGCGATAGGTGCGGCGAGCCCGTACCGGGCGGCGTTGCGGTCGTTGTTGGCTGATGGATGCCCGCGCCGGTTGGCGGGGCAGATAGCGAGGAAAATATGCGCGGGCAGTTAGATGTTCTGCGGGAAATAGCGCACGCGGCGGGGTTCGTGGCGTATACGGTGGAACTGGACGCGGGCGAAGTGCTGGAAGTCAGCATGGAACGCGATAACGGCGACCACCTGAAGATTATAGGCCGGTGGTGGTATTACACGCCATGGGGCGCGACACTACCGACGATTGGGATGGACCAGGCGACGTTGAAGGCGGTGACGAAATGAAGGGGCAACTAGAGATTCTTCACGGCCTCTGGGCGATCCGCTGGGAAGGGGGCCGGGTGGATTTCACCCGGTTCCCGCCGACAGTGAAAGCAGAGCGTGTGCTGCGGGCGGTTCAAGCGGAGTTTAAGGGATTTGAAATAACCGGTCCGGCAGAGCCGGGCTGGTTATTTGATGAGATGTGGGAAGTAACGCCGTTGTTTGCGGCGGAAGGAGAGAAATGAGAAACGTAACGTTGTACCGGAGCGCGGGCGGTGTGCTGGTCACCCGCCGACGCGTGAGAGATGCTCGGGCGGATCTGAGGATTCACCCGGAGCTGTGGATGCCGGTTTATGACCCGACGCCGTTACTGGCAGTGGGGGAATCACTGGAGGTGCGGCGCTGAGCAACCGATCGTGCCGCCGGTTTGGATCGGCGGCAGTGTCGGGGGTTCAGCCCCGGGAAGGAATGAGGAAATGAGAATCAGACCATGGCCGAACGGGCGCGGGTGCGATGTGGGCCTGACAGAGGTCCACTACGGCGAGCACCTGAGCGTATGGCATCACACGGAAGGCGGGCGCGTGAAACATCTGACGGCGCCGGCGAGTATGGGAGTTTTGGAAGCCGTCCGGCTGTGCCGGGCGAGAGGGGAGAGGGTGAGATGACGAAGAAGATGAAAGAACGCATGATCGCCATCGGCGAATTGAAAGCACTGCTGAAGCCGGGCGATACCGTGTACACGATTCTGAGGCATTGCAGCCGATCAGGGATGAGCCGGGTTATTGATCTCCAGGTGATGGTGAACAATGAGCCGCGATTCATCGGCTGGACTGCGGCGGTTGCCATGGGCGACCGCTACGACGACAAGCGGGGAGGGATCGTCATCGGCGGCTGCGGGATGGATATGGGGTTTGCTCTGGTTTATAACCTCGCCTCCGTGGTGTTCGCTGACGGATTCACCTGCCCGGGGCCTGGCTGCCCGTCTGCCGATCACTCGAACGGCGACCGGAATTATGAACCGCACGAGCACGCGGGCGTTGCTGGCGGGTACGCGCTGCGGCAGAGGTGGCTGTAATGGAACTCACCCTATCTCAGTTGGTTTTGATCGCGGGATGCGGGCTCATCCTGCTGGTCTGCGGGATTGTGGACGCGCGGGATTATGCGCGGCGGAAGCGGATTATCCGGAGGTGCATGGAATGAAACCCTGCGAGTGCGGCAGTGTTGAGTTTGAAATTGAGGCGGTATATGCGGCGAAGGACCGCATCCGTCTGGATCGGGGAAGCAATGATTTCGATATCACCGACACCCACTACGGCGATGGCGAGTGGGAAGACTGGGAAGCGGTCACGTGCTGCGAGTGCGGGAAAACGATGACGTATTCGGAATGGAGCAATCAGGATGAGTAATCACTACGTTGTCACCTGGGAGATGGATATCGACGCGGGCACGCCTGAAGAGGCGGCCCGCCAGGCGTGGGAGGCGATGCGACGGCCTGAGAGCACTGCCAACGTGTTCGATGTGCTGGACACTGAGGGCGGGTGTACGAGGGTGGACCTGATGGAGGGGGGAGATAACTAAAATGTGTTGCTGCGAGAAACCAAATATCAACGGAGAGATGGGCTACTCATGGGACGGGGAAAGCATAGGCGTGCGTCCAGCTTCCGCCCCGGAGGTAGCCGAACGGGATGTGATTTTGTTTGATGAGCCCGGCAGATGTGGGGGGATGGATAGCCACTGCCACCACTACAGGCTAGTGAAGAACGTGGGCACTTACCTACTGGTTCGGAACGGTGGGGGAGACCAGCGCTTGCGCGTTTCTCTTCCTCGCGGATTCTCCCTCGAATTTATGGATTCCAATACTCGGTATTGGATACTGAACGCGATCTACCACGCCCATTCAGACGGGATTAGCGAGGCGCGCACTAATACCGCTGCCGAGTTCCGGAAGGCGTTTGCGGAGGGCAGGCTCAAGAAGCGCAAGCTACGGGGGAGCAACTCCGTAAAGGTTTGGATTGAGGATCGGCTGAGAACACCAGAGCAACCGGGGGAGTAATCCCCCATGGCCCGCAGGGTTGACGCCTCCACGTGGCGCGGGCTGGATTCGACAGAGAGCAACCGGGAAGGAACAAGGAGAACATGACACCACTGGAAGCATTGATTCACCGCTACGGAGCGGACCGGTCAATGGAATACACCGGCGACATCTGGGGGAATCTGGATATCACATTGACGCCTGCCGAAGTGCTGGCACTGCACCAGGCGCAGGGGTGGGATGAGGACGGCTACGCTGTTCGCAACGGAGACCGGCGCGGGGACGCCACGCTGGTGCACGAGCCGAGCGGAATCACGATTCTGAGGCTCGCGCAATGACCCAATCCGCCCTATTCGAAATCCCAGTAGCCACTGAGCGGAACTTCTACCGCTGCGGGGACTGCCTGTCGGTAGTGGCCGTCGACGGTCGCCGGCAACGGCTGAGTTGCCAGTGCGGCGGCACGCTGGAGCACATGGGCCGGGTCGAGGGTGACCGGCTGACGAAAACGCAGTACCTCTGCCCGTGCGACGGCCGGTGCACGGGCGCCCTAGGGCCGAACTGCGACTGCCAGTGCGGCGGGGCGAACCACGGGAGCGGGCGGGTGGTGGAGGTCCAGGTGGACGCCGGGCGGGCCGTGGTGAAGCCGCAGAACTGGGGGCAGGCTCAGCGAATAGCCGAGGAGTACCGACGAGCCGTGAACACTGCCAGGGCGCGGGGCGTGTCGCTGTGGCGACTGAACGCGGCGGCGGCGCTGAAGACACACGGGAAACGGATGGAGATGCTGACGAAGTAGGGCGCGTCCTGCGCCCCTGCCCTCGCGAGTCGGGGGCAGGGAGGGAGGACGAACCAAAAGAGAACCATGAACAGAATGAGCGTGAGGGGAATACACACAGGGCGCGTTGTCCTGTCGTGGGACGATCGACAGGTGGCAACCCTGGTCAAAGGGATTGACGCCAGTTCAAGGAGGCACCACTGGCACGTTATCTTGCGAAGCGGCCAGTACCCCGTGGGGCCGACTAGCCCATGCCTTCTCATTGCCTGCCGACAGGTGATCCGGCACTACTGGACGACATTCCAGGGCGGGGGGATTTAGGAGAGACGATGAAGACACCACCAGCGCCTGCCTGTAAAGGCTCCCTGCGTGATCTGTGCAACGCGGGGCTTGATGGTTTCGCCATATCAGAACTAGCTGCATCTGAAGAGTTTTTTGTAATTAGGGGGAGTCGGCTGCCGATATTCATCGCCTCGGCTGACGGTGTGTTTATGGGTGATGACGTAGCCCCCGCCAATGCGTGGGAGCGGGTGTGGTGCCATGTGTGCTGGCAACTCAGCTATACGGATGCCGAAGTTGAGGAGTACAGGGGTTACTTCGAGTTGATTGAAGCGTGGATTGAGGGAGAAACCAGTGAATGATCTTGCTCTCCATCGCCCTGATTTGGGCGCTATTGCGCGTCTGGCAGTCGACGCGCAACGAAACGAGAACACTGCACGGGCGTATGCCAGAGCCATCAACCGATACGTCGAGTGGCACGTCCAGCAGCCGGAGCCGTTCAGCCGGCGAACTGTGATGGCGTGGATGAAAGAGACGGGCGCCGGCAACCAGGAGTTGTCGGCGCTTCGCACGTTGGCGCGGGAAGCCTACCAGAACGGGCTGATCGACGACGCCACCACGTACGGCATCACGATGATTCCGGGGGTGCGGCACGAGGGCCGGCGGTCGGGGAACTGGCTGGACCGCGCCAACCTGGCGAAACTGCTGGAGGTCGCCGCGGATCGGCCGCGGGATCTCGCAATGATTCACCTGCTGACGTACGGGGCGTTGAGGAGAGAAGAGGTGGTGGGCTTGGACTGTGAGCAGCTGGTCCAGCGGTCGGGCCGGTGGGTGCTGCTGGACGTCAAGCGGAAACGGAATCGAATCCAGACGATCCCACTACTGGAGAGCACTGCCTGGGTGGTGGGGTCCTGGATCAAAGGAAAGACCGGGAAGATGTTCCCAATCACCAGCCGAAGACTGTACGACATCGTGCGGGAACTGGCCGGACTGGCAGGGATTGAGGATTTGGGATGCCATGATCTGAGACGGACGGGTGCAGCGCTGATGCGATCTGCGGGCGCGCCGCTGGAGAAGATCCAGAAACACCTGGGACACGCCAGCATCATGACGACCACGATTTATTTGCAGGATGTGGACGACCTCAGCGATTCCGCTATTGACTATTTACCAAAAAATAGTGGATAATACACCAGTGAAGAAGATTCAGACGTTCGTGACCGATAAAGGGTTCGCCAAGCTGAAGGCGCTGGCGAAGCGGCATGGGGTTTCCATGGGGCGGATTATCGACAGGTTGCTGGAGAAGCTGGAGGTTCCGGAGCCGAAATGAGAGCCATTATTGATTCGATTCTCATCATCGCGGCAGCCTGGCTGATCGTGTATTTGTTCACGCCGACGAGGGGGGACTGATGCGGGTTTATCAGGACAACGAAGGACCAGTCTACATCGAGGACCGAATGAGAACACTGCGTGTAATTCGTATTGTTCTGGCTGCTGAACTGATCGCGCTGGTTGCGCTGATCGCGTGGTGTTTCCGATGATCGCCTGGGGCGAAGGTCGCCGGCCGCGTCCGCAGTCGATGGAGGAGCGGCTCCGGCGCACGCTCCTGTGGATGACGGCGATTGCCGTGCTGCTGGCTGCGGCGGTAGCGGGTTTGTTGGTTTCCTTGATCCGAGGATGAATGCAGGATTGGGGGCTGGATGAGGACGGCTCCCGTTTTTTCATTTGAAGGGAGAATTATGCAAGGTTTTGACTGGGCACTGCAACAGATGCAGGCTCACGCGATTGTCCGCCGCCAGGCCTGGGCCGAGAAGGGCATGGTGGTTTTGCTGGTCTCATTTGGCGGCGAGTTGCGCCTGTGCAAGAAGCTGAAGACCGGGAGCATCGGTATCTGGGCAGCCACGCAGGATGACCTGCTGGCGCAGGACTGGGAGGCAGTGTGAGGATTGACCTCTCTCCCGAGCGCAGCACCGCGCTGAAGTTCTTCGCCCACGAGGGCGGCATCACCACGCTGGGGTTCTCGAATGCGGAGTACGATTACGAGGACCCCGAGGGGGTGCACTTCGAGAACCTAAAGGCAGCCGAGAGGCCGACGAGTTATTTCAAGACCGGCGCGATGGGCCCGCATGTGGGGAAGCGGCCGGTGGAGAAAAAAGGAGAGAAGGATGCGAAAGAAGAGTAACTACAAGATCGTCCGCACCTACAGCGCGGGCGTATTCGCGGGGGAGGTTCTCTCGCGCAACGGGAAAGAGGTGGAGATGGCCAACGCCCGCCGCCTCTGGTATTGGAGTGGGGCTGCGAGCCTCAGCGAGTTGGCAATGAGCGGCACGAAAGACCCGAAGAACTGCAAATTCCCCACTGCGGTTGGCCGGGTGGTACTGACGGAAGCGATCGAGATTTTGGATGTTACGGCTGAAGCGCAAGCATCCATCGAGGCTGTCCCGGTATGGCGCGCGTAGGCTCCGGCTACGGCTCCGGCGACGGCTCCGGCTACGGCTCCGGCTCCGGCTACGGCTACGGCTCCGGCTCCGGCTACGGCGACGGCTCCGGCTACGGCTACGGCGACGGCTACGGCGACGGCTCCGGCTACGGCTACGGCGACGGCTCCGGCTACGGCTACGGCTACGGCTCCGGCGACGGCTCCGGCTCCGGCTCCGGCTACGGCGACGGCTACGGCTCCGGCGACGGCTCCGGCTACGGCTACGGCTACGGCTCCGGCTACGGCTCCGGCGACGGCTACGGCGACGGCTCCGGCTACGGCTCCGGCTACGGCTACGGCGACGGCTCCGGCGACGGCTCCGGCGACGGCTCCGGCTACGGCGACGGCTCCGGCGACGGCTCCGGCTCCGGCTACGGCTACGGCTCCGGCTAATCCAAGCCAAACAATTTCGCTGGGCGCCAACGAGGCAACAACTTAGGCGTTCCGTGCGGAGGAGCCGGTGCACCTGAGAACTGGCCGGCTCCAGAAACGAAGGGGAGACTATGCCAGCAGGACGGCCCCCGGTCTATCCGGGGATAGCAAAAAAGATGAAGAAGGGCGAGCAGGTGATCGTGCCCTCAAAGGCAATCGACTTGTCATCGCACACGTTATGCAAGGAGCTGCGGAAGCTGGGGCGAACACCCCAATTCAAGCGGCTGCGCGGGAAGGCGGCTATCTGGTGGGTGTAGCCCTAACGCGCGACGAGAGCCACGTCTACCGGCTGGGCGCCGAGGTCCTGCCGAGCATCACGCAGGTGCTGCAGGACGTCGGCATTGTCGACTACGGATTCCTGGCTCCGGAGGAGCGCGATGCCGCGATGGCGAAGGGGCGTCTGATTCACCTCCAGACGGAGTTGGATGATCGCGGAGCCCTGGATGAATCCCTGGCTGACATGGGATACGTGGATGGGTGGCGGGCGTTCAGACGCGATTACGAGTTCACGCCGGCGCACAGGGAGAAGATGGTTTACCATCCGGTGTTCTTCTATGCTGGGACACCAGACGCAGTGAACGCCGACACGGTGGTGGAAATCAAAACCGGAGTGCCTCAGTCGTGGGTGAAGTACCAGCTTGCAGCCCAAGCCATGCTTTGCAACGTGCGGCGGCGGGTGTGTGTCGAGTTGCCAGGGAACGGGAGGTACCGCGCGTACGATTTCAAGGCCGCTGATTTACGTCGAGACTTTGACGTTTTTCTGTCGGCACTGACAGTGTATCGAGTGAGGAGAGAGGACAAGAATCTATGAGTCAGGAACTTCAGATGAGGGCGCTTACCCTCGTCGAACAGGCGAAGGCCCTGGTGGTGAACGACCAACAGAGTTACGCCGCGGCTGTTGAGTTGGCCGAAGGGTGCGGCAAGCTGATCGACACTGCGGAGCAGGCCCTGCGCCCGTCGGTGAAGAAGGCGTACGACGCGTACAAGTCGATGCTGGGCGTTCTCCAGGGGGTGATTGACCCCGCCGGCGAGGCGAAGAAGCTGGCCGGCGGGAAAGCCGCCACGTGGAAACGGGAGGAGGAGCGCAAGTCCGCAGAGGAACGCCTCCGCAGGGAGGAAGCAGCACGGCAGGAGCACCTGCTACGTCTGCGCGAAGCGGAGGAGGAGCGGCGCCGGATGCAGGCCCTGGCCGACGCTGAGGCAGCCGAGGCGGCGAAAGCAGCCGCGGCGAAGCTGGCGGCTGAGATCTCCTACGCAACGCAGCAGGGCGCCACGCAGGACGAACTGCTGGCCATCGTGGAGACCCCCCTGGATGTCCCGCCGCCGGTCCAGGTTTATGTCCCGCCGCCCCGGTTCGTTCCGCCCCCGCCGCCGCCGAAGCCGGTCAGTGTCGGAGGCGAATCGGGCCGGGTCACCTGGAAGGCCGAAGTGGTGGACGAGTTCGCCCTCATCAAGGCCGTTGCCGCCGGGACGGTGGACCGGTCGGTATTGTCGGTGAACCTGTCGGCACTGAATAAATTGGTGTCGATCACCAAAGAGCGCACGAATATCCCCGGCGTGCGCGCGTTCGAAGACATTTCATTCGTGAGAGGAAGGAAGTAAACATGGCAGAACCGAAACCAGTCCCGCCACCGCCAGCGCCGGCGCACCCCCAGGTGAATGCCGCGCCGCCGCCGCCGTCCTTGGTCGACCAGATGCTGGCCGCTGGCGATAACGCGGAAATTAAGCAGTACGTCGCCGACGAGGACCTGAGCCGGAAAATCGCTGGCAGCGCGTACTACTCGGACCTCACCAACAGCGCGCAAGCGATGGTGAAAATCCAACTGGGCCGCGACCTAGACATCAAGCCGATGGTCGCGATCCAGAGCATCTCCGTAGCCAACAACAAGGTGTCTATCAGCGCCGAGCTTCAGGCCGCGATGCTGAAGCGCGCCGGCTACTCCTGGAGGTTCATCCAGAACGATCTGGATGGCACGGAGATTGCGGTGTATTTCCAGGGGAAGCCGATCATGGACCTGAACCCCGATGGCACCGATCGGCCCGCGACGGTGCGCTGGGACCGGACGGATAGCGAACGGGCGCGGTTGCTGGAGCCCCGCGGCGCGAGCAAGATGCCCAGCGTCCATGAGTTGTATCCGAAGGACATGTGCTACTGGCGCTGCATCACCAGGTTCATGCGGAAGTATGCGCCGGAAGTGAGCAAGGGCATGACGCTGCTTACGCCTGACGAGATGTACGAGATCTCGACCCAGGACGTCGGCATTGATTACGAAGCGCGGACAGCCGAACTGCTGGCGGCCGCCGCGGAAAAGGAGAAGGCGAATGCCGGTTGAGGCAGATCGGAAGTACAAGGGAAAAATCGTGGAGGCGTTCGTCCCCGATGTGGGCAACGGCAAGCCCTGCCTCCACGTCGAAATCGAGACAGCCGTCGGCAACATCACGCATCGCATGTACCTGTCCCCGGCGGCACGGCAGTACACCGAAAAGGTGCTGCTGGAACTGGGGCTGGAGAACGCCCACCTCTCCAGCGAGGAATTCTGGGAGGACCCGATCCGGTGGATGCGGGACCTGGAGTGCAATATCGAGACGGAGTTGCACTCATACCAGGACGATAACGGCAACGACAGAGACGTGGTTCGGGTGAAGTGGCTCAACGGCCCGCGGCGCGAGATCCTGCGGGCCCCAGTCGCGAAAGCGCGCGGGCTGGCCGGCCTGTTCCAACGGCCGAATTACGAGACGTCGGCAGCGCCACCACCGCCGCCGACGGGAGGTGATGATGACTTGCCATTTTGAGCACCTTGAGGTGAAGTTTACCGACGCCGAGAAGTTGGAGATGGGGCGGGACGTTGCGCGCCTGAACCAGGAGAAACGGCGCCTGGACCAGAAGCTGACGGAGATCAAGAAACAGTTGACGGGCGAGATCTCCGGGAAAGAAACAGAGATCGACCGGCTGATGGACCTGTTATCGAACGGGTACGAGTATCGGCAGGTAGAATGTCGGATCGAATTGGACGTGCCAAGCCAGGGGAAGGCAAGCATTATCCGGATGGACACCAATGAAGTGGTCCGCGTTCGCCGGATGACCGACGAGGAGATGCAGATCCCCTTGCCGCTGGCCGAAGCCGCGCCTGTCGAGGAGCCCACTGTCGAGGAGCCCGAGCCCGAGCCGGAACCGGAGCCGGAGGCCCCGCCCGTGGAGGTCGTCGAGGCGGAAATCGTGTGCGAGGTAGCCGGGCCGCTCCGCGAGTACTCGCACTCGAAAAATGGCGGCTCATGCTCGCTGATCGTCCACCAGGTCGACGGCGAGATCCGGATGAACTGGGTGGCCGACGCCGAAGGCGAGCATGCCGAGCAGTCCGGAGCCGGGAAAGCCTATCCTTCTGTCGTCGCCGCGGCGAAAGACGGGATGATCGCGATCTGGAACTGGGCGTATGCCCTCATCAATGCGACGACGAACCCGACGAAGCGGGCGGCGCTGCTGTCCGTGGTTGGGTTTGCATCGGACGGGGTGACAGCCCTCCGAAAAGAGGAGCCCCCGGAGTGACATCGGACCTCACTCGCGGGTTTGCCAGTGGCGTTCTCGTGGCGATGCTGGTGTTTTCCAGTATCTGGTATCTCGCAGACCGCGCGCGGGGAGGCCAACGCCTCCCCGCTGACTGGCTGATATCGGCGCTGCATGCCATCGCGATGATGGCGAAAGCCGTGGCTGATGGCTTCGAATCAGCAGTGAAGGATTACCGCTACATGCGGAAACACTTTGGGAAGGAGTCGGGCCATGCCATGTAACCTAAAGCCGCTACCAGGCGGAGGCCATGCCATCGTTTGCACGCGCGGGCGACGGCCCATCGTGTGCGTTACGTGTCGCCGTCCTGGCAACATCTTGTGCGACTATCCGGTGACACGCGACGGGAAACCCGGCACGTGTGACCGGCCATGCTGCCGCCAGCATGCGGTATCAGTTGGGCCGAATCGCGATTACTGCTTGGCGCATGCGAATCTTTCGGAGGCTGCCAATGGCTGACAAGTCCTCTATTGAGTGGACCGACGCGACATGGTCCCCCTTCCGCGGCTGCACCCGGATCTCCCCTGGCTGCCAGAACTGCTATGCCGAGCGCATGGCAGCGCGCAATTTGCTAGGGCACAGATCACCCACGACGGGCAATCCGTTCGCCAACATGACGCAGGGTGGGCCGCGCTGGACGGGCAAGGTGGAGTTGATCGAGAGCCAGATGAATGCGCCCCTTCGCTGGCGCAGGCCGCGCCGGATATTTGTCAATTCGATGAGCGATACGTTCCACGAGCGCGTGTCCGTTGAGTGGATTGAACGCGTTTTCGCGGTGGCGTCAGTGTGCCAGCAGCACACGTTCATTATGCTCACGAAAAGGTCAAAGCGCCTGCGCGAGTATCACGCCGAAGATCTCATGGGGCGCGGGGCAAGGCATCGCGTCTATAACCGCGCGTACGCCCTCGGGGCAATCTGGCAGCGGAGTCCCTCCGTAGGCTGGCCGCTCCGCAATATCCACATGGGCATCTCCGCTGAGGATCAACCGCGCTTCGATGAGCGAGTTGAAGATCTGCGCGCAACGCCCGCCGCCGTCCGCTGGCTCTCAATGGAGCCGCTACTTGGCCCCATTGATCTGGCTGGCCGGCTGGACGGCATCCACTGGGTTGTCGTCGGCGGCGAGTCTGGACCGGGCGCGCGGCCAGTCCAAAAGGATTGGGTGCGATCCATCCGGAACGCGTGCGTTGAGGCTGGCGTGCCGTTTTTCTTCAAGCAGTGGGGAGAATATCTCCCTCCAATGACGGATGGCGCGATCACAGATAACGGGCAGGTCCTGAACTGCTCCGATGTGCCAGTGCGTATCGGAAAGTCTCGCGCTGGGGCATCGCTTGATGGGCGCGAGTGGCGCGAACTGCCGGAGGCTGCGCGATGAGCCCCCGCCAACGTGCCGAGGCCATCATGGCCATCTCGCCCCGGCCCGCCTGCTTCAATGAGGCGTGGTGGGTGGAGCAGATCACCAGCGCCATCCAGGCGGCCATCAAGGATCTACTCGCCTCCGTAGTCGTGGGGGCCACCATGGACGGCAATGTGCGCGTGCGGGTGGGCGACTATGAGCAGGTAGTTGAGATCCGAACTGCGCAGCAACAGGCCCTCGCCGCCGCGCTGGAAGACCTCGCCGCCGTGACTGCCGAGCGGGACGGGTTAGCCGACGAACTACGCAAGACGCACAAACTCCTGGGCGAGACGCAGGAGCGGTACGAAGCCGCGCTGGAGGAGAAGCGGGCGGAACTGGCGAAGGTAACCAAAGAGCGCGACGAACTGCGCGCGGAACTCGACACTTGCCCCGACTGCGAGGGCGAGGGGTACATCGAGAGCATCGGGTCCGACAATTACCCGGAGTCGGTTAGATGCGAGCATAAGGGGCTCAAGGCGGCGGAACTGGCGGCGGTCGCGCGGGAGCGGGACGGGCTTGCGGCGGCGCTGGCAACAGCTCTCCATCGCATGTCGTGTACCGTAAATCACTGCAAAGAGTGCTATGCCTACAGATTGTACAGCAGGCCGTCTGATGTCCTCGCCGCCCACGACCGCGCAGTCGCGGCGCGGGTGCTGCGGAGAGAAGCCGAGGGGCATTTTAAGGATGAGGGCTATTCGGATCTGAGTGTAGGTGTTCGCTAGGTGTTCGCTAATGATGCAACAGCGTCAAACTTCGGATTTGAGTGTTGACAACCACACTGGAATCCGATATTGTAAAAGCATGACAAGTACAAGGATCGACGCCAAAACGATGAAAGGTGAGATCCGAGTTCGCCGTGGCTACGACATTCGGGTTGACTCGAAGACTGGACAGAAGACGGAGGTTTCCCCCGTCGTTTGTATGTGCTGCCAGAAGGACATCTTTCACGTCTCTGAACTTATCAATGGCGACATCGTTGGACCGGGATGCGACGGACTCATTGCCTGTCCGGTGTATCGGATTGGCCGCACGCTCAACAGGAAGCAAGCCGCATACGCTTCATCAAGGGGGTTGCTATGACCGAGCAGGAAGTCGAGCTGATTATAGACAAATTGCGGGAAGCCGAGAGCATGGTGATCTCGGCCCTCTTGGACGACAGGAAGCGGGATAGCTGGGGGGCGTTGGACGAGTGTAAAGTTCTGATTTGGAAGGCAATGGACCAAGCGGGAGACGCAGCACGATGAGTTGGGAAGCGTGGGGCAGCGGCCCGGAACCATTCGACGTTGACAAACTGTATCGGGAAGGGTGGGATTGCGATGAGAGTTGTGTGGTGTGGTTCAAGGAGGAGGAGCCGGAGAAAGTCTACACACTGGATGAGGCAATCCAAATCTATGAGGATTGGCTATCAAATGAGGAGTAACTCTATGACGAGAGTCGTCGAGGTAAAGCCGGGTATTGAGATGCGGATTCGTGGCCTCCGATGGGATGACGGCTGGAGGTACGGCTCCCCGGTGGCACTCATAGACCCCGTTCTGAAAGTGTACGAGGACGGACGGAGCCTAGAAAGGGCAATCGAAGACCTGTGTATTGATGCGTGTGTTTGCGGCGTACTGAAAGATGAGGAAGCATGGCGATGGGAAGCGGCTCCGGGTGGGTCCTTGGCCTACCTCAGACGCAAGTTTTACCGCACGCATGTCCAGCGAGTTGATTGTAAGGTGCGGTTCATTGTTGACGACGACGGAGAGTTGTGGTGGGAGGCGTAATGGGTATGTTTGCGCCGGGTAGAAGCGAGACGGTGAACTACCACTATTGGCCGATCCGATTCGGCTGGTCTAGTGGGCCATACCAGCAAACACTTTGGCGGTGGGTTAGAAGGGCTATCGACAGCAGGCGGTGGACCCTCGATTACCCACACCGATACACTTGCCTGTCGTCGCTGGAAATTCACAGGGCTGCTGCCCGTCGAATGTGGCACGGTTGGCCCATCGGGGGCAGTTCAAGGGAGTATGGCTGGACGCTTCACCTTGGACGGTTTAAGGTGTACTTCGGAGATCCGGACACCACACGGCAATCCGAAATCAGTACTAATGGTCCATCCACACCGCAATCCGAAGTTGGTAAACTGGCTTCATGCCAAACAGACTCGGACTCAAGGACTGGAAAGTGACGAACGTCGAAGAAAGCACAACAGACATGAGGGTGACGGCAGAGTACACGCCGCCACCCACGGCCTGCCCTCGCTGTGGGTTGGCCGACCAGCCGCTCTACAAGCACGATGTCCGCACTCAGGAGTTCATGGATACCCCGCTCCACGGAAAGCGGGTCCATTTGATCGTGAGACGCCAGCGGTACGTCTGCCAAGGGTGCGAGAAAACCTTCCAGCAGATCCTTCCTGATATGGAGGAAGACCGCACGATGACGAAGCGACTGGTGTCGTACATCAAGCGTCTATCGCTGGAAAAGAAGTTCACTGAGATTGCTGATGAGGTTGGAGTCAACGAGAAGACCGTCCGCAACCTATTCAAAGAGCACGTCGAAAGGCTCGATTCCGAGCGGGTCATCACGGCCCCGGAGTGGCTTGGCGTGGATGAGCTTCACATATTGGGTGACTTTCGGGCGATGCTCACAGCCCCCGGCGAGAAGAAGATTCTTGACCTTCTGGAGAAACGAGACAAGGCTACCGTTCTCAAGTGGATGCTGGCCCTGCCCAACCGGAAGAACGTCAAGGTGGTGACGATGGACATGCACCGCCCGTACCGGGAAGCTGCGTTGGCAGCGTTTCCGAATGCCGCCTGTGTGGTGGATGTATTCCACGTCGTCAGGATGGCAAACAAAGCGGCGGATTCGCTCCGCATCGCACTCAAGGATGAACTGGACCCGAAGGTACGCCGGAAGATCAAGCGTGATCGGTGGATCATTCAGGCACGTCGCAGGAACCTGAAGGCTGGCGACGTAATCATGCTGCATTCGTGGGATCGGGTAGTTCCGATGCTCTCGGCAGCATACCGGGCAAAGGAAGACTTCTACGACATCTACGAAAAGGCCAAGGACCGGGCGGAAGCTCTTGAACTGTGGGACTTGTGGCTGGAGATGTTGGAGCCGGAACTGAAGAAGCCCTTCAGTGAACTGATCCGGGCTGTGACGAACTGGAAGCCCGAAATCTTCAACTTCTTCGACTACCGGGGCAAGACCAACGCCTACACGGAAGCGATCAATAGCGTCATTCGAGCCATCAACCGTGCTGGTCGTGGCTATAGCCTCGACGCCATCAGAGCCAAGGTGTTGTACGGCGGCAAGAAGCGGCAGACGGACACCGAGTACCAGAAGGTCGCCTTGTCGATGAAGATCAAGCGGCCCAAGGTGGACACAACTTATCGGGTGGACCCGGAGACAGTGCTCCATGTGGACAAACCACCCAAACCAAAGAAGAAGACAAGAAAGTATGAGAAATGAATGTCAACACTACAATCCGAATACCCAGGATGAGGTCTTTGGCTGGCATATCTCATCCGCCACAGTTGGAAAAGAGTTGAGACGTCTTGCCGCCCAGTACGAGGCCGGCGAGCGGGAGGTGCCGGGTGAGTAGTCCGAATTTCAGGCGGCTACTGGCCGCACAAATCGAGCCACATCTGATCAGAATCCACGGTTTGCTGGGGAGTGACTACAAGCTGACGCTCATCGCCAGGAACGCAACGATGGAGACCGCCGACGTGATTCTGACGGCTGACAACCTCGACCTCGCGATTGCGGCGGCGAAGAGGACACGCCAGAACGGCGAGCGGGAGGTACCGGGTGAGTAGTTTCGAGTCCGAGTTTTATAGACTACGCGCTACCCTTGTCGACGTGCGGAATGCGGCGATGAGTCAGATTTCGCCGCCAGCGCCGCAGGAGATGGACCGAGAGGCCCTCGTCAATATCGCGGAGACGGCCGAGGCAGGCCTCGCTGTGGACGTCCAGGCGCTGCATAAGCATACCGCGATGAGCAAGGCGGCGCAGGAAGATCGACCCTTGGTGCCAAGCCGAGTGCGCATCTACAGTTATCAGCACGAAGCGTACTGGCGCCCGAATGCGGGTGGCTACACGAGAGAGAAAGAAGAGGCGTGGGTCCTATCGCGAGCTGAAGCCGAGCGCATAACCAAGCACTGTGGTCCGGAAAAGAGGATCGAGTTAGAACTCGTGCCGAGCAGGTGGAAATCGCGAGCAGAGTTGGAAACTGAGAATGAGCGGCGCGCGAATGAGGCCCGCAACTGGCAGAGCACCGCAGAGCAGCATTGTCGCAATGAGCAGTATTACCGAGGGATGCTGGCCCAAATTGGAGAGACCCTCGGGCAGGCGGTCAAAACCTGTGACGACGGAACCACCGTGCCAGATGTTTTGGTGGCCAAGGTGGTGGAGGTCACACTGGCGCGCATCTCGGGGCTGGAGGCGGAGAACGCCCGGCTGCGGGCGGCGATCTTGGCGGCCCCACACGGGATGCTTTGCCAAGAGTATGCGCACTGGGAGAACGAAAAGTGTGACTGCTGGAAGCAGGCCGCGCTGGCCGGGGAGGATTCCAATGGCTGAATTCTTTACCTCGACCACGGCACTCAAACTCTACGAGGAGCAGATCGCTGTCCGCGACCGCCACATTGCGGAGTTGGAGGTGGCACTTCTGGGCTTCTACGCCGGCCACCAGGGCGGCAGTGACCCGAAACAGGATGACTGCCAATGCCTGAATTGCCGCTCATACCGCGCGTACCGGGCGGGGAATACAATCTTGCTCAACGACATGCTCGCCGGGGCGAAACGGATGGCGCTAGAGGAGGCGGCAAGGCACTTCGGCGTTGAGCCAACAGCCTCCTATCAGGGATCGACTGTCGAGGGGTTTCTGCTGAGCAAGGCGCGGGAGCCCCGTCCATGAGCATCCGAGTCGCCTGCCGCCGCGACCTCCACTACGACTACACCTATCAATGGCGGCCTGGCCTCCACGTGACCGACAGCGGCCCCGCCACCTGCGCCTGGTGCGGCGGCCAGTGGGCATCCACTCACCGCCTCCAGTACTCGCCCTGCTGCGGCTCTTCGCGCGTGCAGCCGGGCGCCGTGAGCCTGATGCGCCTCTCGCGGCATCCGAAGCTGCGGCCGATCTTCGGGGATGTCTTCCGGTGGCGGGGGCTGCGCTGTTGTGCGGCCATCGAGGGCGACAGCGTCCTGGTGGACGGCTTCTGGCGCGTTCCGGTGAAGCTGTGGCTGCGTGAGGCGCGGATAGCACGGAGGGGCGACGTATGATTGCCATCCGCGCGTTCATGTTGATCGCCGACGATGAGCCGAGCCTGCAGGATATTCGGTTCACGCGGGAGGAGATCGAGAACCTCGCTGATGTCGATTGGTGGCTGGCGCACGGTGGCCGGATCGTTGAAGTAGAGATTCGGGAGGTCCGCGATGGAACCACCTAAAGCCGGCGACCAAGTGAGGGTTCGCCGGCGCGTGTTCACTGTCATCTGGGCCGCGGCGAATCACGTGATTTATGTTGTCGACGGCGGCTACATGGGGCACGTGGTCAGCATGTCAGACTGGCGGAGACTCACTGCTTCGCCCGCATCGGCACCCGGCGACCGTCAGAAAACACCATCCAGTCCCGGGTCCAAATCCGGCCGTCGTGGTAGACGCCCCGCTCCACCTCAATCCACCAGTCCTGATCGTCCAGCCTAACGAACACCTCATCGGCCGTCTCAGTGATCGTCCCGTTCACGACGCGCCCCTACCTGACCACGATACTTAGGCCGCTTGGGGCGTCGGTAGGGACCGGTGCGCCGGCCTGATTACTGGGACCTGACTCCACGCCGCCGAAGATCGCAGTCACCTGATAACAGTAGGCGCCCGGCTGGACAGTGGTATCGACGTAGGTTTTCACTGCCACCGCGGAAGCAATTTTGGTGAACGTCGGGGATGCGCTACAGAGCCCTGAAGCCCGGTAGACGCTGTAAGTGGTGCCGGCGGGGTTGGAGGTATCCGTCCAGGCCAGTGTCGCGCTGTGGGTGGATGTCTGCGCCAGGGCGGCGACAGCCAAAAACAAAAGGATGATGATGTGTTTCATGGTTATTCCCAATCAGGCAAGTCCACCGTTTGCCCTGCTAATTCGTGGTGGCAGTCCGACAGGAACTGGATTCGCCCATCAGTGACAAATGAGTGGCAAACGAAATCCGTCCCCTGGTTGCACAGAAGAGACGGGGTGAACGTCGGACGATCCATTGAGCCATTCCAGGCCCAGCCGCGCTCTTGGCATTCAATCTCAAAAGGGTGCGCATGCCCGCACCCAGGGCAATGGAAGAGATACATCTTCCCACCGCGCGATCCTCGGTTCGAATCACCTAAATAGTGGAGTTTGTTTGCCATCTAGTTCACCGTCGCTGTCCCGGACACGCGTGCCGTGCCACACGTGACTCGGTAGTACACAGTGCCGGCGCTGAGGCCGCTGGCTGAGTAGCTGTGTGCTCGCCCCGCGGCCGAGGAGTTGGGATCCGAAGCATCGTCAGAGGATGCCGGCGCGCCGCTGCCAACCAGGACTTTGCAGGCCGCCGGGCTCGGCCCGATCCAACTCAACACTAGAGTTCCCGTTCCAGGGATAGCTCGGAGGTCGGTGATGCGATCCCGCGGCACGAGGGCATACTCAGGCGCCGTCATGCGCAGATTCAGCCCGCTCAAACTGCCCATTACTCGCTCCCAGGCCCTGCGCCCTGTCCCGGTACTGGTCGAGTATTCCTCCGCCAGCGCGACCGATGACGCGTAGAGATTCGGGTACGAGTGGCCGTAGCCGACGCCGTTCCACTGGACCCGATCCCACGTCCATGTTGCGCCCGCCGAATGGCTCGCCGCGGTTGTCCCGTACATTCCGCGCCCGCCAGTGCAGACCGTGAGCGTGGACTGCCCGGCGATGGGTGAGTCAACGGCGGATGAGCAGATATTGATCCACTCGCTTTCTATCCGCACAATGGTCGGCTCAAACCAGTCAATGCCGATATTGGCGTTGGAGGTACGCTTGTCAATCACGATGGACGTGGCGCTGTTCGTGATGGTATTCACCAGCGCCGCCGTCCGCGGGAACGTAGAGGCCTGCTCTGCCCACGTCTGCGGAATGACATTGGTTGCCCCAACAACAAACGGAGCGACGTACCAGTCATAGAAATGTGCGTTTGAGTCGGGGTGAATCGCGGAATTGATGAGGTATTTCGAGTATTCCTCGTGCGTGTAGCGGAACAACGGTTGCCCAGTGGTGGCGTGCAGCCATGCACCGGTCTGCGCCGCCCATCCGATTATGTGGGCGATGTAGTTCAGCATGAAACTCTGTGTGTAGTTGCCCTCGCTCCAGACCGGCAAGCGCAATGGATTGGACATTCCCTTCATTTGCAGGTGCCTTCCGGAGCACCAGGGCGATACGACGGACGTGTAGTGGTAGGAGATGACTACCGTGCTGCCGGCGCCCACTGCCGCCGCTCCGTCGTCCTGGAATACGGTGAATCCACCAGGGTAGTAATACCAGTCCCTGCCGGTATCCACGCCGCGCACGCCAATCGTCTTTGCCGCTCCGTCAACCGTGATGCCCGTCACCGAATAAAGCGGATGGGCGACACCCAGCACTTTGGTCGTGCCATTCAGTTTGTAGACAGACCAGCCATTCCAATCATTGGTGCTGCTGGAGGTGTGCGTGACACTATTGCTTCCAAGATCACTCCCACGGCAGAAATTGGTGGCGGTGGTCACCCCGGCATTCCCGCCGCTGATGCCATACGCGCCCTCCCACATTTCATCGTTTTTCTCTAAAATCCGCCTGAAGTACTCGCGTTCCGGCCACGCGGAAGGAGCGAGCAGCGCACCGTAGGCGATCTCCCGTAGACTCCATGCCGAACTGCGCCAGTTCCCCCAATCCTGCTTCAATCCCCAGTCGCCGCATCGCGTGTGGTAGTAGTAGCAGGCGTAATTTGTGCCGCTGGCCATCCACCCAGACAGTGCCATCTGCCCTCGCAAATAGGCGTAGCGCCCGGTCAGGATGTACGGCATCGCGAATGCGGCGGGCATGTGACTGGTATCGAACACCCAGCCCTTCGTGTAGGCAGCGTCAGCGCCTCTGGCCCCGTCACAAGGGGTAGCCGTGCAGACCGGGACGACGGCGTCTGCTCCGTCGCTACCCTCGCCGCTCTGCGCCGCCTTCCAGTCAGGCCGCGCCGAAATACTGGCGATGCGCCCGAATGCGGGCGTCGTCTGCGCGGTGTCGAAGTAATACTTCTGGCCGTCAGCGGGAGAATCGCGCACCGTCGAATTGTCGCTCTCCCATTCCCAGACGGGCAGCGTCATCGCGGCGTCTGCGTTGCCCACTAGGAGCTTATCGAAGATCTCTTTTCGCTGCGCGACGGTGAATTGCGAAGTGTCGCCCATGGCAAAAATCTGTGTCACATACCAGCGTGGGTGAACACCGATGTCCCCCCTTCCGCCCGTGCCGGGAATGTACTGCTGCCAATTCCCGCAGCGCCCCGCGCCTGGATCGCAATCCTGGATGTCGGCCGCCCCTTTGTTTGCGTCGAATTGCGCAACGTCTGTAGCGCCACTCCACTGCTGTGAGTAGCTATAGGGCGGCAGAATGCGAGAATGCACCATGTAGCGGAGGTTCCAGTCCGTCTGGATTGCAGCGGGCGCGCTGCCATCCCAGAAGTAGCGCGAGAAAGCAGACCGCGCAGGCAGGTCAAACGCGGTCTTGCTGTACACAGATGCCCCGCTGGTTTTCGTCACCGACAAATCGAACACCTGCCGCTGAAGCCGCGTCGTGGCGCCGTTGATGGCAAGGACCTCCACCTCCACGCCAGCCCAGCCCGCGTAGAACGAGGCAACGAAAACAGGATGGACGCTCTTGTAGGTGTCGCTCGACGGCGCCTGCCAACTCCCGCCGCTGTACTGCCAACCGAAATCATAGAGCGGGTTCGGGCGGGTAACGTCCTCGAACACCGCCTGCGTCACGAAAGGCCCGCGCAGCCTATACGTCCACGCACCCGCCGCCAGCATTGTGCGCGCATTTGCAGAATAGGTTATGAAATCAGCCGTGCCCGATAGCACCGCGCCCCAGGCCGCTCCGTTAAAATTGAGCATCTGCTGCTGAGTCAGTGCGGCGGCCGCGCATGTCGCCAGATTCCCAAGATGACAGGGGTTGCTATCGGGAACGAAATCCACCACTGCTGAACCGTTGGCCGTGATCGACACGGGGAGGCTGACGAACGCAGCCATCACCGACAGGTCTGGCCAAACGCTCTCAACGTCCACCTGCCAATTGGCGGGGACGCTACCACCCACGCGCGGCTTGGGGTAGTAGCCTGATGGGAACTCCCCTTGCGCGAAGTATCTATGGATCGTGCGCGGTTGGCTCGTCTGGGTGCTACCAGAGGCGTCGTAGAGACGGACGCCATTGTTGAACTGCGCAATCAATGGAAATGCCAGCAAAATCAACAGATATTTCATCGGTTCAGCCCCGTCATTTTGAATTTCGCCCAATCTACATACAAATTCTTATCCGTTGTGTTGCTAGTGCCGATGATGGCGGCTGGCCCGACCGCGTTGCCCGCTGTAGCAACCAACTGCGTGTTGCTGTCGCAACCGCTGGCGCAGATGGTTTTGCTGGTGCCGTCAATCGTGAAGGTGAGTTTGTTGCCGGTGGCTTCGTGCTTGATTGTGAACCGATGCCACGAGAGATCCTGCCCGACGTTCATCGTCACCGTCGCGCCTCCGGTGTCGCCGCAGTTGTTTTGAGAACCACACCACTGCGCAACCCATGAGCCGGTGGTGTTTTTTGTGTTGTCTGCGTATGCCGCGTCCTCGTCGTATCGGAGCCAGATGTGAGCCTCTGTGCCATCTCCAGCCACTGTATTTGCACCAGACATACCCAACCGCGCCCGTGCTCCACTGGTACTCAGTGCGAGCCGCGCGATGTAGGATACGGTCCAATCTTTACCGGTCAAATCCGCGTTGGGGATTTGGTTTCCTGAGTAATTGTTCTTCAGCGACAGCACCGCTGCGCCGCCAATTGTGGTGTTTGGATAAAGCAACAAAACGCCTGAATGGTTGGAGGGTGGTGACCCGAGCCAGATGAATCCACCAGAGCCAGCAGTCTCGATCCTCCATCCATGTGTGCCGATGATTCCGCTGTTGTTGTAGCCGGCGATGAAATCCTCAACGATGCAGATCTGCGTAGGGTCGGACTGATCGCAGTCCACAGAGGACCCGCCACCCGCCCCAATCTCCGTCTCCGTGCCTGCGGAGGTGAGCGAGTAGAGTTTGTTGTCCGATTTGAAATACAGTTTGTTCGAGCCGCTGGCCGGGTTTGTAGGCGTAGCGATCTGCAGCATCACCAGGCCGCCGGAGATGATACCAGCCAGCGCCAGAGTGGCAATGCAAAACAAAATTGCGAGTGTTCGTTTCATAATTCTCCTATCGAACTGTTGCGTTTCCGCTGACGCGGCCAGCGCCGCTGAATGTGGCGGGGGTGGTGTACTGGTAGGCCCCGATGTCCCAGGGGCCGATGGGCCGAATTACCCCGGATATATCAGTGGTAAACGCGGAGGATAAATCTACGCCTTGGCCACGGGCATATCCGTTAGACTTAAGCCTGAAATCGTAGGACGCCGGATCAACGAAAGCGGTTGCCGACCCGTTGACTTGCCCGGTTTCAGCCGAAGGGACGATGCCCGTATTGCCGAAATACCCGTTATTTGAAAGCGTAGTACCCACCCCGCCGTTGACCGCCGTAAAATGGCCACTCTCGAAGAGGTTATTTTCCACAATAACGTTGGTAGACCCTGGGGCATCCATACGTATTTGAGCCAGCACGCCAGGAACAGCGATGCTCCCATAGCCATAAATGGTATTGTTCGCTATTAAAGCATTGGTCATCACCCCACTTAACCCACCGCCCGAGCCATCCCGGCTCCAGATGACTCCTGGGCTAATGACGTCGTAGGTTGCAAGGTCCGTGATGTAGAAGATATTGTTGTAAATCAAAGTATTGGACCACGCACCAGTAGCGCCCAAAAATGAAATGGCTCCGGAGCCTTTGTTGTTTCTGAAGATGCTGTTGCGAATGATCGTATAATTGGACCCGGTTCCATAGTACATAATGCCTTGTCCGTGCGCCCCGCTTGTGGTCCCGCCAGTTTCGGAGATAACGGAGTTTTCGATCAATGCTCCGTAGTCTGAATAACTTGATCCGTTGGCGTCGTCCACCGATAGACCATTTTCACTGGTATCATGTATCCAGCAGTTTGCCAAACGCCATCTGGATGTTCCTGAGAGATGAACGCCTCGCGAATAACATGCGTAGTTCCCTGAGTCGTTGCAGGTGTCCATGTATCCAGGCCCCTGAATTTCTAGGTGGGATATATCCAGCGAAGCATTTCCCAAAAAACTCGCATCTATGACGATGACTCTGGCGGATACCGTGGGCTGGTCTGATCGGTAAATCTTGATTCCGTGTCCGCTCATACCCGAACCCGTCACCCCGTCAATGACAAGATAGGACGTGCTGAGATTTAGAGTCCCATCGATGATCGCCTGCCCTGTCGCATAGGCATCATTCCATCCGGTCTCTGCGCCATGCGCGCCCGCCGTCGCCTTTTTGATAGTTATCGGCGTCGCCCCACTTGGAGACGTGGATATAGTGACCGTGCCCGCGTATGTCCCGCTGGCGATGTAATAGGTGTCGCCGCGTACCCATGTCCTGCCAGCAATCGCGGTCCATGCGTTTGTCCAGTCCGATCCGTTGTTTGCGCCCGTCGCTCCCGCGCGGATGTAATGGTCTGCCCCAAGCGCAAACGAGGATAGGTAGATCAACGCAAGTGCAGGTCTCATTTGATCCCCGCGAGCACCGCCGACCAAGGCGATGGCACCGTTGCCGTTTTGTCTCCGCTAGCGCCGCTGGACACGGGCGCGGTGTACCCGCAGGCAATCCCCTCGTTGGCCCCGCCGTTGATTGTTCCACAGGATGTCCATCCAGCAGGAATACCAACGGCCCCGCTTCCATCGGTACTGCCAAAATAGAGCAATATATCTGCTGTTCCGGTGGTTGTGATCGACGTAGCGGTTGCCGTTGTTCCGGTCCCCTTGTTTACAGTCCCGCAGACATCGGGGGTGGAGGCCGCGCCACTCATCTGCACGATCACGCCAGAGGAGTACTGTGCCCCACCGAACGTAAACGTGTAATTCCCGCCTTCCGATGAAGCGATCTTGTAGTATGTTGCTACAGATTGCTGGCTGGCTGCTTTCGCGGAACAAACCGACCAGCCAGCGGGGGGCGTCACCGATGTCGCACTTGAGTTCATCGCTATCCCAGCAAAAAGCATATTCCCGTCTACAATGGAACCCGGTGGGGTTAGAACCAAGGTTGTCGAATTGGCGGAACCAACCGGGCTGGAGCTGTTGACGAATGCGGGGCCGCCCGCAGCCGCCCGCCGCCCCACCCGCCGCACCGTCATATCCTGCCCTAGTAGGGTGGGGATAATCGCCAGAAAAATCAGGAACCTCACATTGCCCTCCTCGTTGTAACCTCGACGCCGACCAACGAAACAACGCCAGTGATCGTGTCCGAGGCATGGCCCCTATCTCTCATGACCTTGAGGTGCATCAGTTCGCCTGCCGCGCATCCGGTCATTGTGATTCCCGTGATGCTGGCCGTGTTGAGTTGCAACGTCGTGCCCTTGGCTGCGTCGGTAACTGTATTCGCCGTGTTGTACGCTGCGTCGTTGACCTCGGCGTCGGCGCGGCAAGATGTTGCAACCTGCCAAACTACGTCTCCAGTGGTGGCCGCCGCTTGCCACAGGAATTTCACGTCAACGTTGCCGGCCCAGTCGTCGGGCAGCATGATGATCTGCTGGAGCGAGTAGGTATTGTCGCTGTCCGGGAAATCAGCAGTCCCCCTCATCATGGTCGTTTCAGTGGACCCCGCCGCGCACGTTGCTGTAGGGGCGTTGGATGCCAGCGTATCCCACATCAGCGTGCCCGTCGTGCCAGCGCAGCCAGCGGCGGGTAGCCAGATCTTGGAACTGAGCGTGATGACGTTCCCAGTGCCCTCGGCGTCGATGGTCTTGTTGGTGAACGTATCGCTGGTTGAGGTTGTCACGGCAGCCGTGCAGGACTCAGCCGCGCCGCTCGCATCCACGCCCAACGGGAACGAGCCAGCCGAGCAGTTGGAGCCGTTGGCAGCGAGCGCCGTGGCTGTCGCCGCGTTGCCCGTCGTGCTCTGATTCAGCGTCGGCACATCCGCAGCCTGAATTGCCGCCGTGGCGGGAATGCCGGTGCTCGGGATGTGGGTGACAAACTGATTCGCCGTGCGAGTGGCACTCGGAACGACGGTGGTGGATTTCACGCCATTTTCGTTGATCGCATAGAGCGTGAGGCTCGTACTGTCGAACCACATGCCCATCGTGCTCGCGGCAGGCGTACTCAGCGCCGCGCCCGTCGTGCCCGTGGCGGCAAACTGGCCAGTGCCGGAGGTGGAGAGGACTTTCTGCCAGCCGGAAGCCGAATCGCAGAACCAGAGGACTTTTGGCGTGGTATCGGTGCGCAACTGCCACTGCTGGCCAGCGGTGCAGGCGCCGGAGGGGTCTGCGGTCACAGAGGTGACGGCCATGTTGCCGCTACCTGCCGAAGCCTCATCCGCCCAGGTGTTCGTGCCGGTACACAACCGCCCCTTGTGAGTCGTGGTGTTGTAGTAGCGCATCCCTTCCGTGCAGGTCCCAGGATCGGAGGACTTCTCCGGAACAGGCCGAGAACTGAGAGCCGCGCTCATGTCGATCTTCGTGGCCGCATTCGCGGTGTGGCCGTAGGTTTCAGTCTGCGCCCATGCCGCGGACGCCAGAACCAGGAGAGAAATCAGGTATCTCATTAGAATGACCTCACAATCGTGGCTCGGAACGTTTGGGCGGAAATCGTAGCCGTTCCCGCGATGCGGCAGACCCGCAACGTGACGGTGTTCGCACTGCTGACGTAGGCAGACCAGAGCAGGCCAGCACCTAGCCCGGTGGGTGCGCCGATCATCACCTCATCGCCGGTTGCCGCGCCGGTGACGGTGATGCTGCCTTCCTCGCAGGAGTTGGTGAATGTGGACATGCTGAGGGAGGCTGTTCCAGTGATCCGCGTTGGCACGATGGCCGGGTCCATCAGGATCAGCGAGCCACTCGGAGGCCCGCCGACGTAGCAGGAGCCCGTGTACGCGCTGCCCGCCGCCGGGTTGATCGTCACATCGCCGCTGCTGTTCGTGGTGTAGGCCACGCCGCTCGCCCAGACGCCATCTGACGTTCGGCGGCAGCCTAGGAATACCGGAGTCGTCCCTAGTCCGTGCGTGGCCGCTGTGACCGTCCTGGACGTCTCGCCCGCAAATGCGATCAGGTAGGGCGAGGCGGAGCCCGTGCCCTCACCCGCAGGTCCAGTCGCTCCGGTAGCACCCGTGGCACCGGTCGCCCCGGCAACTCCCTGGATGCCCTGAGAGCCTGTCGCGCCAGTGGCGCCGGTTGCGCCTGTCGGGCCAGTCGGCCCCGTGGGCCCAGCCGTTCCAGAGCCGCCGCTGCCGCCGCCGCCCGTGGTGGTCCAGCAGGTGCCCGTCTCGGCAGGCGAGAATCCCACCGTAACCGAGTTCAGACCGAACACGGGAGCAATCGGCGTGATCTCCGTGTCGTCGCTGGCCCTTCGGCATGTGATCGTGACGGCCTTGGTATTCCAGTTGTGGGTGACGGTCGCACTGGTAGCGGAGGAGAATGACTGTTCAGCCACTGAGCCAACCGGTCCAGTTGGTCCTGTCGGCCCCGATGGCCCCGTGCTCCCGGTCGCTCCACTGGGCCCCGTCGGGCCCGTTGGCCCTGCCGGTCCAGTTGCACCCGCGGCTCCGGCTGTTCCTGTTGGTCCTGTCGGACCCGTTGGACCGATGCTGCCGGCGCCGGCGGCGACCCAGGTGTCGGGCGGGACGGCGCAGTTATAGAGGCCGGCGCTGGCTCCGGTTTTCTGGAAGAGGTCGCCAAGGTTGCACTTCGCCGGGAGCGTTCCCCCTTGGGGGGTCACCCGGCGCGCGCCGCCAAATTGGGCCATCAGCGGCAAGGATAAAACCAAAACCGCCAGAACGTGTTTCATGATGTTCTCCTCGCTGCCGTCTGCTGAACGTGGCCGTCCAGCTTCTTCTCAATTTCGTCGACTCTCTCTGCGATGTTCTCGATCTTGTCGCCCTGGGCGTCCAACTGGGCGCCGACAGTGGCCGCTCTCATGAATGAGCCGTTTACCCATTCGCGCGTTTCCCTCTGCTGCAGGGCCATCGTGTCCTTGATTGCGAGTGAGAATTTGGCAAACTCGGCGCGGACTACATACATGACGATCCCTCCGAGAACGCCTGTCCCTGTCACGGTAGCGCCAATGGCTTCAGCAGTCATAGAAAAATCCATTCGTGTGGCTCCAAGTTAATATTTGGGCGGATGACTGCCGCCCGTTATGTCACTGCCGCGGCTCAGTCGTAGTCGTCGTTGACGTTGGCGTGGTGACCGTCGTTGTGGTGACTGCGCCGTCGCCCCATTCGAGGCGGGGCAGTGGAGACTGCTTGACGTAGGTAGCGAAGTGGTAGAGGCTGGACAACGCCAGCATCTGCAGCATGTGCGGCAACCCCTTCGGGTCGAGGTTGAATTCGCCCGGGGCGATGAGCCATGCGGAGAGCGTGGTGGCGATACCTCCGATAAGGGCGCCGACCAACCCATAAATCCAGCCAATCAGCTTTTTCTGGTTGTTTGTCATCGTGTCCTTTCAGGTGGGCGGCGCCGTTGCTCTCGCCGCATTGATCTCCGCGCGGATCTGCGCGCTGATTGCCAGGGCCTCGTCCGACGCCTTGATGGCGTTGTCGTCAATCTCCAGGATGGCAATCGGGAAATCCGGAGCTTGCTTCTTGATGAGGTTGTAGATCGTGCGCGCGGCCGTCGCTTCAATGGAAATCATCGGGATGCTCTGCCCGATCTGAAACGTCATCTGGAGGATTTTGTCGATGGTGCTCATCGTGCCTCCAGGATCATGGTCAGCGTTGAGGTCACGCCCGCGACCAGCCCCGCAACGGTGGGACTGCTGTACTCGGGGGGGAGACCCAACGATTTGATAAGCCCTTGGACCGCGGCGATTTTCGTAGTCGGGTCGCCGGAGCGTTGCAGGATGGCGATTGCGGCCTTCTGGGCGGCCGCCACGCGGTCGGTCCAGTCCAGGATGCTCAGCACCATGGCATCGCTGATCTGCCCGTCCTTGCGGGCCTGGGCCACGCGCTTGACCGCCGCCAGGTTCACCTCGGCCAGAATCCCGATTCCCTGGTGGACTCGGAACTCGACGGATTGCGGCGGTGCAGGGGTGCCGGGCGCGGGCTTGTTCCCGCACCCGACAATGAAGAGGCACAGCGCGACGAGGAGGGTTCGCATTACTTCACCACCCTCCAGCCCCAGGCTTCCTTCAGGTGCTTGACTCCCTTGGAGTCGGTGAAGATATCGCCCACGGCATAGCCGTCGGGCTGGGTCCTCAGTTCATGCTGCGCGGCGCTGATCCCGGAAACGCGCCCCAAGGGGCCTTCGCCCTCGGGGGTGGGCGCCTGCGTCGACACGGGGGCGGGGGGTGTGGGCGGGATCTCTGCGGCCGGGACCGGACCGGGGGCGGGGCGGGGAACTTCCAGTTCGTCTATCAGGTCCAGGTCGGACTCTACCGATACGCCGGCGCCGGCGTGGTAGTAGCGGTCGACGATGCCGGCAGCGTTCAATCGGCGCCCGTTGGGCAGGACCACGGAATAGGTCAGCTTGTCGGCGTAGTAGATTCCACCTTCGATCCCACGGACAGCCTCAAGGGTGGCGCCGGGAACGAACAATTGGACCAAGCGGAGAGCTTCCTGCGCGCCGGAGGGGCTCGCGCTCTGTTTCGGGTTGACGTAATGGTTCACTTGCCCGTTCGTCGTGTTGTACACCGCGATGGCGTCAAACAACGCGTAATAGTCTGGGACGAAGGTGTAATCCGGCTCCGTTCCTTTCGGATGGAAATACGGGTTGTGTGCGGCTGGGCCAGCGTATCCCCAGTCATTGGGGAGGGGTGAGTTTCTGAGGGCGATATTCATTCAGGCAATCCTTTCGACTGGGCCCATGCGCGATAATCCGCATCTCTGGGCCACACGAGAGACGGACATTCGGTTGCCCGCACCTGACGGTGCAGGAGGATTTTCGTAATCGGGTGCCGCGCCATGATCCAGCGGATGACGGCAATCAGGGTTTCATCCTGTTCTTGGGTGAGCCCTTCCTTCTCGCCCTGGGGCAATGGGCGATAGGCTTCAATTTCAATCCCGATGGAGGAGTGGTTGATGTCGCGGTTGCCAGCATGCCAGGCAGCATCCTTTTCGTCGACGCATTGGATAACGGCGCCGCCCCTGGTGATAACGTAGTGCGCGCTGACCTGTGATTTCGCATCCTGGAACCACTTCACCGCGCCCGCTGCCTTGCCAGACGTGTTGTGCAGCACGATGGCAGAGATCTCTTTTTCGCGCGGCGACCGATTGGGCGACCGCGCGAATGAGATCGCAAAGTGCAGCGCATTATCCAAGGTACGGCCTCGAAACGACGAAGAAACTCCGGTCGGCCGTCTGGACAACCGGCGACGTCCCATCGTGCGAGATGAGTTGGATGAACCGGCCGGCGGCGAAATCGCCTCCAACCAGCGTCATGAAGCTGCTCGCCGGGCCGGCAGTGTACTCGACAGGAGCCCCGCCGACATCGTAGACGGGCGCCCATCCAGCGTCGTTGTAGGCTGGCACGTCGTTGGGATAGGCGAGCCCGCGGCCGTGGTGGACGTTGAGCCTGATCTTGGTCGCTCCCGCATCCCAGGCGGCGGGCATGAAGATGCCGACCAGCGCCTGCCCGTGGAGGGGGATCGGCTGGCTCACAGACCGGCCAGAAACGAAGCTGGCCGGAATCTCCTGCTGTTGGTAAAACTCGCTCATTCAGGTAGTCTCCTTAGGAATTCTTTCATGATTTCGACCTTGCGTTCTGGGGTAGCCGTGCGGATTGACTTTCCGCCCTCAGCCTTGATGACAGATTGGCGTGCCTGGTTTGCCGCGGAGTTGATGGCCCTCTTCTTCTGCTGCTCATCGAACGCATCAAATGCCGGGTTCGCCCTGATTCGCTTGATAGCCGCCCGCGCTGCCTTTTCCTGCGCCTCGCGCCGGAGGGTGTAGTAGGAATTCTCCTGCGCACCGCCGGCGGCAGACGTGAATCTCTTCAGCACCGCGGTGGGCAGCGTCTCTCCGCCGATCTCTTCGGGCTTGATCGCGCCCGCCGCTGCCGCTGCTGTGTCGGCGAGGTTCAGCAGTTGCGGCGTCCAGCCCCCGAGCGTGGATTTCACGAACTGCTCCACCTTGATGGGAGGAGCGTTCAGTGCGCCGGCCAGCTTCTTCATCGTCCCGCTGGTATTCGGCGCCACCTGCTCCTCCACCGGCAGGTCCTGCAGCCGCTGGTTCACGATGGGCTTCTGGCGGAAGGTGTCGAAGTTCGTTGCGTACTCTGTCGACGGCTTCGCGGCCTGCGGCAGGAGCCCCGCCCACATCCCGCGCGGGCTTGGATCGAACGGCAACACGGACCCGGCAATCGGCCGTGCCACGTCCTGCAGCGGGTTCACCTTCTCCCCGCCCATCTGCGCTTCAATGGCGCGCCGAACAGGAGTGGCGATGGCGCCGATATCCGGAGCCATTTTCATTTTGAACACGCCATCGTACCGGCCGGTCTTTTCGTTCTTCACCGCGCCCGGCGCGATGTAGATCATGTACCCCTCTTTTTCGTATTCGGGGATATCCCTGTAGATGGCCCTGCGCTTTTCGTCGTACATATTGGCGACGGTGAGCATCGCCATGGGAGCATACACCCCCACCATGATCTTCGTTGCGGTCTGGACGGGCCGATCCTGGAATGCTGACACGAACGACCTGGCGCCCTGGACGCGGGCGTTCAGGTAGAGGATGGCACCGCCTAGGCCGTTGGTGACATCGCCATGCCGCCGATAGTTTGGGAGCTCATTATTGGCCGCATGGACGCCGGCGGCCTCAGCTTCAGCCGGAGTTGCCCCCCGCCGGAGATTCGCCCGCTCTGTCCCGAGGAACAGACGCGCCCGGCCAAACTGCTCGCCCCGGTTGTTGAAGTCCTCAATCGCGCGGATCAGACCGGCGGCGCGCTTTACGGGGATGCCGACAGCCCACTTGACCTTGTTGCCCTTGAACCCTTCGGCGTCGACCAAGTGCTTGGCGTAGTCCTTGGCACTGCGAAACTTCCGCATGCCGCCGACAGTCTGCGGCATCGTCTCACGGAACAGGTCCAGCGAAGTGAACCCGGCCCCGGTTTTCTCGATTCGGCTCCAGGTCTGGTTATGGAAGTAGGCCGCGGCGAACGCCTGCCCAAACACCTTCGGGTTTAGGGACGTGTCCCGGTATTCCTTCGAATTCACCAGGGTGGTGAACCAGTCTCCCACCGGGTTAGCAAAACCGAATGCGATGTTCGCCCCCGTCGTGCCCATCCGCGCCAAGCGCGCCGGCCCGTTCATGATGAGAGCCAGGGTCTTGTTCATCTGCTGGGCGTTGAGACATTTCGCCGCCGCCGCGATCTCCGGCGTGGTCTGGATGACGACCTTCTTGCCGTCGCGCAGATAGGTGAACGACGTTTTCGAGTCTGCCTCGCTGACCTCCTGCAGGAGCCCCTGCATTCCCGGCTTGTTGGCGTAGCTGGCCAGGAGCGCCGCCGCCTTGTTTTTCTCGCCCTGCTCGAATGCCTTCCGGGTCCTATCAAGCATCGTCTCAAGCGGGTTTTCGATGGCGCGCTCACTGCCGACACGCTTCTGGTAGACGCTCTGGGCGGAGAGGGATGCCGTCGCCTTCGTGCCAGACATGTTGGCGGATGCGTCTTCAATGGCGCCCATAATGCGGCTGAGAGGAACATGCTCTGTGCCGTATTGCTGCCGCCAGACGCCGGCGATCTGCTGGCTCACCAGCCCTGACTTGACGCTATAATCCAGGAGCCTGTCACCAGCCAGCCCCACCTCTTTGGCGAGTTGCCCGTAGGTGATGCCGGATTCATTGGCCGGCATGTTCACATACTTGTTGTAAATTGCCTTCGCTCCGGCCAGGTCAACGCCGGTAGCCCGGTCTTTGCCCTGCGACTCGCGGATGGCTTCCTTGGCCACAAGGAAATCGTTGAGGGCCTGGTAGTCGTCCGCGGCCTGAATCGCGCGCATGAGCCCGCCGTCGCGGATCTCGCGCTCTGCAAGCTCACGGCTGCCGAGCGATCGGTCGGCAGCGTTGCTGAAGTCCCGGCGCGATGAATCGTTGTTCTTCGCGAGCACGTCGAGGATCGGGGAGAGGTTGTCGACGAACTCCGCCTTCCGCTTGGTGAGTTTCTCTAGGAGCGAGTACTCCTTGCCCTTGCGCGCCGCTTCCCGCTTGGCCGCGAGGGTTGCCCGCGCCTGCTCTGCCGCGTCCATCGGCGGTGCCGGCTGCTTGCCTGGGATCGTGAGGAAGCCGCCCTGGTCGGCTAGGCGGCGGGGGGAGACTCCAGAGGGGGCGTCGAAGAGTCCGGGACCTTCTGACGGACCACTGGCCACTCCTCCGCCAGGCTCCGCAGGAACGCCGCCTTCTCCTCCGCGGACAGCCTTGGATACCTCGGCTCTGACGATTCCGTAGAGTTGATCTGCGACCTGTTTGCGGGGCTTTCCATCGGCAACCTCTCGGGCTGCCTGGGCGATGGCGTCGGCGATTGGACCGGATTTATCCTGGAGGGCATCGAATACTCCCAGCGCCTCGCCAGCTTCTCCAGCGATCTGCGCGTTTCGTTCCGCCTCTATTTTATTCCCAGCGCCGGCCAAACGCGAGGCCGCGTTTTCGTTGCCGACGACGGAGAACAACCGCTTCTCTTGACCGAGCCGCGCCTTGATGTCGGCGACAAGGTGCGCTTCTTCGTTGAAGAGGCTCTCCTCGTAGGCATTCGTCCCGAACAGGGATTCCTGCTCAACCTGCTTGGATCCAGCCTTGCCTGCCCGGCGAACGACCTCTTCCAGCGCACCCTCTCGCATATTGGGATGGCCAGCCATGAACTTCGCGACAGCGATCTGCGCCGCCTCGCTGAGGTTGCCCTTGCCGATGATGGCGCCCTGTCGGTGGGTGAGCCCGCCTCGCACAACGTCGTCGAACAGCACGCCGGTCAACTTCGAGAGAGCGAGGCCGTCTTCGGCCACCTTCCCCTTCATCGAAATTCCGTTCGCGGCGAGTTCTTCCGGGGTGAGTCCACTGTCCCTGAATACCTTGGCTGCGTCAACAGCCGTGCCCTTGCCATCACCGATGTTGATGAGCGCGCCCTTCAGCCGGGCCTGTGCTGCGTTGGGGGCATCGACATACCGGACAGACATACTGTCCTCGCCGAGGCGTGCGGCCATCTCGTAGCGGTGGTGACCGTTGACAACGTAGGTCTTGCCGTCGGCAGGGTCGCGCCAGACCGCGATGGTTCCGGCCTTGTCCCTGTCGAACTTCGTGACGCCTTTGTACTCGTCGGTCACACCACCTTTGAGGTAGGCGTCCATCTTGTACTGGAACCGCTGCGGGTCGACGTGGAGATCCTCGATCGGAACGCGTATCTCCTTCGGATCGGCAACGACGCGCTGCTGCGCAGGGGCGGCCTGCGCTCCGCCGAGAGGGATATCCACTTGGCTACCATCTCGCTTGCTAAACGAAATGTGATCCAGTGTAATCTCCTGCCCATCCAGCGCCTTGTTGCCAGCGAACTTCGTGCCCTCGCCGGGCTTCACGTAGGCCAGCGTTACATGCGGCCGGTATGTCGGATGAGTATCGGTGTGTGGCAGGGCATCCGCGATAGCCTTGTTGATCCGATGAAGATCAGGTGATTCAACGTCGACCTTCACGACGTCAGATCCGCTGGCGTTCTTGGCGGGGAAGATACTAGTTTCCCCGAGGCGAGCACGAACCGGATGCTCCCGCGACAACACTTCGCGTATTTTTTCAATTGCTGCCGGAGAGTCATCATGCAGCCCGTACTTCACGGTGACATGCGGCTGGCTCTCCCTGCCATCTTCCGCCAGCACGAAATCTGGGATTCTCAGGGATTCCTGCTTTACCTTGTCTGCGACTGGACCAGATAGGTTGGCCTGCGTAGATGCAAATTCGTGCGCAGGGGCGGCCTGCTCCGCCCCTGCTGGTGCTGCCTTCGGTTGGATCACCTCCTCTCTCGGGGGTTCCGACTTGAGTGCAGGCATGAGATCGTCGACGTGAATTTGAGCGCTGCCCGGGACGCCTACTGGTTGTAGTCCCTCGCGTCCGGAGGGGGGAATTTCTTGCCGGGATGGTCCTTCTGGAACTGCTCCTTGTTTTTGAAAAACTGGACCTGCTTCTCCCGGTGCTGCGCTTGGCTCTGCGACTGGTACGTTCCCAGGTTCTTGCCCTTGCCTGATACCAGCCGGAACTTGTTGCCCACTTTCTCGATCATTGGGGACCTCCAGGTCGTCGACAGTGAATACTTTCGCGGACTTCAGCGGGGTAGCCGGCTCGAATAGTGGCTTCGCTGGGGCAGGGGGTGCAGGGGCCTCAACAGCAGGCGGCTGTCGGGTTTCGTTATCTATGAACGTCTGGGCCGCATCCTGCGCTGACCGGGGTGCTTCGAACACGGCAGCGGATTCTGCGGCCGACTTGAACGGTGTGGCCGGCAGCGCTGTGTCTGGCCGCGCCTGCCAGGAATATTCCCATGGCAGCCTGGTGGAATCTTCGGGGTGAACGTCGGCATAGCCCTGCTGATACGCGGCATCTTGGGCGGCCTTGGTGCGGTCGCCGTACCGTTCGAGCAACTGCTCTTTCCTGGATTTAGTAGGCTGGGCTACGGGCTGTTCTGTTTTCGGAACAGACGGCGGCATAATCTCCACCGGCTGCTCATTCGGTGCCGTCTCGCGTGTTCCGAAGTAATCGCCAGGGCGTTTCGCCTGCGCCGCGTGCTCCCGCCGCAACTGCTCCAGTTCGATGTTCGCGCGCTGCTCGCCGAGCCGGGCACCCTTGAAGGACGTCCCATTCGCACCGGGTGCAGCCAGCCCAGCGCCTGTCAGGAAAGCGGCTGCGGTGTCTGTGGGAGATCCGCCACCGATGGCGGTCTCCGCGCCCATCGCTGTGCCCATGCCAGCCATCCTGGTGGCGGTGCGCGCCGGAGCCATGACGTGCCCTAGGGAGCCGAGCGCGGCACCCTTCGCTCCAGCCAGAGCAGCATGCCCGAATCCCTTGTCGGCTTCAGATGCGGCGTCGACGGCCGCCATGCCGAGAGGACCACCCAGCACCGCCGTAGCCACGCCATACTTCGCCAGATCGACAGGAGCCTGTCCGATGGCCTCATACAGGGGCTTCGCCAGCCCCGTGGCCCCCTGCCCTTCGAGTTTGTTCGCCTCTCCCTGGTAGAACTCCTCCACTGGAGTATACGGGTTTGCGTTCTCCGTGCCGGCTACGTGGTAGGTAGTCGCCCCGCGAAGCCCAAGATTCGCCGCCCGTGATGCGTCGGCGGCGATCTCATCGCGCCACCCCTTGCCAGGCGAGGCAGGAACAGAGGAGGGGACAGGCAGATCTGGCGCGACGGCGGGCTTCGACATATAGGGGTTGCCCGCCATGTCGGCGCCCATCTGCGCCAAGTTCCCGCCGAGTTTTGCCGTCTTCGCGACAGCGCGATTGTAGCCCTGCTGAATCGACCGCGCCGGCCGGATGATGCTCTCGCTGATGAGGTTCATCCCGGTTGCGCCGGGCGTCTCCTCCATCTTCACCTTCGGAGCGGCGATGCCCTTGAGAGGGATACCGGCCGCTTGCGATGCCTGCTCGTTGAGATCTGGAGGGACCAGATCGTCGACCGAAACCACGAGATCATCTACAGAGTATTTGGGCATTTATTGCCTACTCGAAAACCACTGAGCCGTCCGGATTGAATCCCTTGATAATCGCCTCTTTGCCGTCTTTTGTTTTTGCTCGCTGCCCAGCCCTGAACACATGCCCTGAAGAGCTCTTGAATTCAGGGAGCAGCTTCTGCCCGGCTGCTGGCTTCGGCGGCGCAGGCGGCTTAGGAGGCGCTTGGCCGACTCCCTGTAATACCGGGGCGCGCTCCTGCGTAATGCTCCCTCCCAGGTTCACGATCTCCTGGAGATAGGACTCCTGGATCTGCTCCTTCTTTTTGTTGAGCCGGTCCTGGATTTCCTTCTTTGCCGGCTCCAGCAGGGTGTAGTCGATGGCAATTTTCCCGTCAGGGCCCTTTTTCTGGTAGGGGTTGGTAAGCCCTGCGGTCAACTCTGCTGTCTCCTTTGCGGCCTCTTCTTCTGCCGCCGCCAGTCGGCTCGCCTTGACCCGCTCCGCCATCTGGAATTGGCCGGGCTTCCCTCTCTCGTCGCCGCTTCCGGCTCCACCAACCTTCGGAGGCCGGATTACATTCTTGCCCGCGATGTAATTGATCCGGTCTGGCCCCTTCAGCCCCATCTGGTTAGCTTCTTTCATCCGGCGAGCCGTGGCGGCTTCGTCCATCTCTTCCCTCGTGGGAGCCATCGGCTTCATCGGCCCACCCTCGCCGATCACCCTCCCAGTCAGAGGGTCAATCGCCCGGGCGCCTGGTGACAGGACTGTCGGCGCGGGCTGTTTCGGGTGACGCATCTCATAGTCAATCTGCGCCTGCTTGCGGTCCTCCGTCTCTCCCTGCCTCGCCCACAATCCGCCCTGCGCCTCGGCCTGCGCCTGCCGCCGCTGCTGCTCTGCCTGGTTCGCGGCGATCTTCGCGCGGGCTTCCGCAGCACCGACGTCCTGCCCGTACTCATTCATTTGCCGGGTGTACTTCGGATGAATTACCGCCGGATTCAGGAACATCTCCCCGACAGTCTGCAGTGCGCCCTTCCAGCCCTTCGCGGGTTGGAGTTGCGGGCGATTCGCGATGGTCTGCTTCAGTTCCTCGTCGGCATTCATGGCGGCGCGCGTACTCTCGCGAGCATCGTCTGCCGTGCGCCATGCCGGCATCTGCGGGCTGGCTGACTGCGCCGGCATCTGCGGGGGAGCCTCGACCGGCGGCGGCTCCTGGGCGAGACGCGGAGGCGGCGGAGGGATGTACTTCAGCTTCCGAGGGTCGAGCGGGTCGAGGGCCTCATCGTACTTCGGCTTGTTCGGGTCATTGAGATATTCCAAGGGATCGTACATCGTTACCCCCCAAATGCTTTTTTCGTGGCGGCGCTGGCAACTCCGCCTACAACGCCCTTGAGGACGCTACCCCAGCCACTCGCATCCTTCGCCGTCTGGTAGTTCTGGTTGTTCCGGGTCGCGGTGTTCGCCGCCCCCGTCATCGTGCCGTAGTTCTCGATCCGCTGGGCGTTGGCGGTGTTCACGTTATTGCTGGCTTGGGACTGCTGGCCGGTGAGGAATCCGCGGCCCTCAGCCTCTTCCGCTTTCTTCTGGTTCGCTACCGTCGTCGCGTTCGCCGTCGACCGATCCGCAACGCCAAATCCCTGGTTGGCCTTCTGCTGCTGGGCGAACTGGGTCGCCCCCTGGCGGTTCGTGGCCACCGTGCCGGCGCGCTGCGTCCCGGCTGCGTCAATCTGCTGCTGCAGGGCGATGCCGGTATTCTGGTTCGCCTGGTTCGCCGCCTGCTTCCGCGCCGCCAGTTCCAGTTCGGTCGAAACCCCCACGTCCTGCTTGTTCTTCTCAGCCGCCAGCCGCTGCGCCGCGATGTTTTTCTCGGCATCCGAGAGATATCCCGTGAGGGATTGTTCCGCCCCGAGGCGGGTTTTCTCGGAACTCAGCGCAGAATTCACGCCGAGGTCGGCAAGCGAGAGTTCCGCGTTGCTGCGGAGGCCGGCGTAGTTGTTGGCGCCCTGCATCCGGAGCCCTTCGGCGTCCATTAGGGTTTTCCGCTGCGCGGCGTCGGCGCCCACTTCGGCATTCGCCCGGGCGTCGGCACTGTCCACCGCGGATTGCTGATCGAGGCGCGCGCGAGCTGCGGCAACGGCCAGGGGTGAGGCGTTCCCGGAGGCAGCCGCGCGCATCTGGAGGTCCTGTTGCGCCGCCCGGTACTGGTTTCCGACCTGGCGCTGGCTCTTGTTGATGATGGCCTCGCGCTGCGCGTCCGTCATCCGCATGCCCGTGGTGTCGGCATGCAGGTCGTTGTAGTTGATGGCGTCCCGAACGTTCGTGCCGGCCGTCCCCACGGTGCGATTCACACCAGCCGCAACGCCCCTGTCCATCTTCAGGGCTGTCGGGTCGATGGCCCCGCGCTGGGATGCGGCAACTTCGCCGGTCATGTTCTGGAGCGCATCATTGCCGGCGTCCCGCTCTGCGCGGACGTATCTGCCTGCGTCGTTCTCGATTTGGTCGGTGGTGGAGGGGTCGTAATAGGCACGGGCCTTCTCGGGGTCGCCGAGCATCGCCGCCTGTTCGTCGCCGGTCAGTTGCAGTTCTTGCGCCTGCTCCGGGGTATATTCCAGACCCTTCAGCCGCTCGTCATTGAGGATTCGCTTGGTGGTGTCGGCGTCGTATCCGCCCTGCCCGGAAAGGATCGGGTTGTACTGGTCGATGGCCTTCTTCTGGAAATACCCTTCGTCGAGCCCTGCCTGGTTCGCCCGGTTCTGCAAACTGCCGGCAATGGCGCCGCCCTCGGCATAGGCCATCTGCCGGTCCTGGAGCGCCATCCCGCCGGGGTCCTTGTCGCTCACCGCCGCCGGGTTGTAGGTGCTGGTTGCCGGCGCGCCGCTGCGCGAGTAGTCGCCGAGAACATTCGGGCCACCGTAGGATTCGTCTCCGCCCGTGCTGTAGATGACGCCGGGGGGAGGACCCCCAGGTGTAGTGGGGCGGTTGACATCGGCAGTTTCCCCCATGCCGCCATAGGCCGCCAGATCCTGGGGGCTCAGTAGTCTATCCGTAGCCGTCGACCCGAAGCGTTTTTTGGAGTCGGTGAATGTCATGATGCCTCCTTAGACTGGCGGGCTGGTGATGCCCATCGGGATGGTGTGCGTGTGGTTGTCGGCGCCGCCGGGATCTGTCGTCGTGCTGGACCCTGCGTAATAGTGGGCGTGGTTCCCGGTGGAGAAATAGGCAGCCACCAGCGCGGCCAGCGAGGCGACAGACATGGAAGCGAGGGTGGAACCGTTCCAGTAGAGCACCAGCCCAGAAGTGAGGCCCGTTCCGGCCACATCCGCCGCCGCGCCCAGGTCGATTTTCGCGGTTTTGAGTTTCTTCGACGCGTCGAGTTTCAGGGGCATCGACGCGGACAAACCAGACGCGGAGAACTGGGCGTTCCCGGACTCCAGGACAACCGCCTCGCCGGGGCCGCTGTAAACCTCCAGCCGCCCTGGCGTGGCGCGGGTGTATTTCCCCGTCGCCGGGTCGTAAACCGTGATGCGCCCGCTGCCTGAGCCGTTCGCCACTTCGGCGATGACGCTGGCCTCGGCATCGTTCCACACATACAGGCCGCTGTCACCCATCGCCGCCTTGAACCCGCTGACGTCGTTCTTGACCTGGATGCCCATTGTCCCATTGGGGTCGATGTAGTTCCCGAGGGTGGTGGTGGCGCCATCCTTCTGGACGATGATGATAGCGTTCCGGATGTTCAGCGTACCGGTATTGTCGACGAAGAGGTTCGCGGTGTCAGGGCCAGTACCGCCGATGTAGACCTGCGCGAAAAACGCGCCGATGTATTTGTCCTGCGCCCCGATCCAGGCGATGAGGTTACCGTCCTGGTCGGTGACGACAATCGGGTCCTGCGCCTCTGGCGTGGACTGCAGGGTTTTGTAGATGCGCTCGAAATGCTGCTGGACGAGAGAAAGAGCCTGCGCCGTCTCGGGGCTTACCCTTCTGAATGCGTCTGCGAGTTGTAGGAGCGATGGGGGTGTCTTCTCATCTTTTGAAAGAAGGGGCTTTATGATGCCCGACTGAATCACAATCTACCTCCGGGTCAGATGTGCGCTGTAGTAAACGCGAACTGCTGACAAGAGGAAATAGCCATTCAGCTCTTCCACTCTGATGCGGAGCGATTCCTGCTCCGAGCTCAAAAACCATTGTCGCAGAGGTTCCTTCCCAGGGGAAGACTCCAATGCGATTGGCAAAGCAGAAACTTGCTTTACCCGTCCCATCCCGTAGGCTGTCAAATACAGAGATCCCGCCCCCTTCACCCGGAAGTGGGCGCCGTGGAACTGTCTCACCTGCCCCGGCGTCGTCTTCGGCGGGAGGAGTGAGGTTTCAAACTGTGACCGGATAGCCAGGCCGTCGTCGTTGTACGGCTGCGCGTCTTGCGCGTTCTTCTGGCGGTAGATCTTCGTGCCGCTGGCCTCCCAGACCTCCTGCAGGCTGGTCGTCGGGTTCGTGCCGATGCAGCCGGCACCGATGGCCCGGCCGTCGTACCAGGAGTCAGGAGAGAACGCGATCTCTTCGGGGGAGGTGCCGTTCGTGTAGTCGAACGTGAACCGGTAGTTCGCCTGGGTCGCGCCGTCGAGCGGCACCCACACGCGGACTTTCTGGTTTTTCGCGTCGTCCACCACTACGATTTCAGCGGCCGCGTTCCAGTTGATGCGCGCCCACCAGTCTGCTACATAATAGCTGACCGGCTTGTCCGGATACGCTCCGCCCTGGAACAGGTAGAGCCCGCCCGTGTGCGCCACCCAGGCGTAACCCTGCGAGGGATTCGCGGACACGCACCGCGGCGCCAGAACGCCGATCCGGCCGTCTACCAGTTGCATCGTCGGCCACTGAACCGGAACCAGCCCGTTGTCGGAGGTGTAGTAGGTCCAGTTCGGGCCCAGGATATAGAGCCCGTTCGGCATCATGAACGCCGTGACCATCCGCCGGAATCCGGGCAGGGAAAGAACATGCTGATCGGCGGTGATGTGCTGCGGCTTCTCCGGCTCGCTCACCCACATTTGGGAGAGGCCGTTGAGTTCCGCGATGTACCCGATCCGGTTACCGATTTCCACCACCACGCTGGGATTGAAGGGGCCATTGCCCGTGATGTCCTGGCTGAACAGAGAGAGGTTCTCTGTGACATCCGTACCCGTGGCCTCCAGGTCTGCGTCGGAGATATCAGCCAACGCGCCCACCACAAACGAGGACCCGCCGGGGACGGCCGCGCCCAGGCTGGGGACCAAATACCATCGGTTCAGATTCTTGGTGGTGGTGATGACTGGGTAAACCTTCGTCACCTCAACCGGCCAGGTTGTCGTCGGCGCAATCGAGAACACGAGTTGCTTGTCGCCGGCGGCGGTAAAATCGACAATCCCTGAGATTGTGCCCTGATACCCGGTCCTGGTTTCGGCGATGAAGCCAAGCCGGTGGAGCCCCGCCGTGATGTTCCCCGTGGAGAGTTCGGACGGCGTGATTGTCGCCGCCACACGCCCCAGGAATGCGCGGTCCACCTCCAGCGCCGAGCCGTTGACGTTCACGATGCGGCAGGGGCCAGCGCCGCGGCCGCTGGAATTCTGACAGGCGATATAAACCCGGTTGCCGCCAGACACGATGCTGGCCGACACCATGGCCGCCTGAGTGAACAGCGTATACGGCTCAACCCCGCTGGGCGAGCCGATGCTGAAATAGCATTTCGCCACTCCGGCAGCGTTCACGTAGAACAGGTAATTGCCCGCGAGGCTGACAGCATCGGGGGTTTTCACCCAATTGAAGAGGCTCCGTACGGCCTCGTTAGGGTTCAGCAGTTGACCGAATCCGAAACGAGTCCGTACGGCTCCCGGCTGGTATTCCACATTCTCGGCAAACCGGCTCCCCTCCATCGGCACGTCGGACTCCTCCATGGCTGTCCAGGGCCCACGGAAAGTCGTGATGTCGACGTAAGGGTAGCCGGAGATCAGCGACATGACGCCTAGCTGACGACCTCAAACGGAATTTCGATAGTGCCGTTCAGGGCGGCGGAGGCGTGGATGTTCGTGATTTCGATATCCACAGTGCCGGCACCGGGGATCACCTTCGTGACGTAGGGGATGCCCGTCGTGGCCGCGCCAACGCCGGCCGCTCGCCGCGCGTTACAGACCACCACGGATGCCGCGGTGATTTTGGTATTGGTCAGGGTGACCGTGTGCGTTCCGGCCGCGGCCGTGGTCAGCGCGGCAGAGGTCAAGAGCCCCGTCTTCTTCGACAGGGTGGCCGTGCCGGTGGCGCCGGTCCCCGTGATGGCAGCCGTGCCGCTGTCACGCGGGCCGAGTTCGACCTGGTTGGATGCGTTGACAGTGATGCCGGCGATTGTTGCCGTGCCTGCCGCGTTGTCCCAGATGAGGGAGCGATTGTTCGGGAAAGCGTAGTCAATGCCATCGCCGGCCGTCGACGGAACCCCGCCCTTGCCAGCGAACAACGCCCTCCAAGCTGCTTCGAGATTGAAAAAACCAGCCATGTTAGTAGATCATCCTTTCCATCAGACGGCGCGACCGGAATCTGCCGGGTCGCTTCGGCCTTTTCTGTTTTTCCAGGAGCATGGGATGGATTAGGCCACGAAGAAGCCCACCTGACCCATCTGCCTCCATATTCGGCCCCAACGCTTCGCGCTTCAGCCGATCAGCCTCACCCGGCCCCATGTTGCGGCCAGCCAGCCACGAGGCTGTCCGCGTTGCCAGAAAACTCAAACTGTTGTCGATGCCAACGGGTCCGGACGTAGGGCAGGACCCGCTGGCGATGTAATCGACCTTCAGGTAACGGATGCTGGTCGAGGGCACGAACAGGAGAGTGTCTCCCTCGTAAGCCCACAGGCCGAGGACGGAGCGCGGGGTCGGGTCGGGCAGGAAATCCACTGGGCGCATGTGCGCCCATGGTTCAGCCGAGGAGCCTCGCTCCCAGAGATTCTCGGGCTCTCCCCAGTCTGAAACTCCCATCGTTGCCGGGGTGAGCGATGACGTGTTCGCCGGCAGCGTGTAATACACCGTCCGGTTGACCTTCTGCAGGTCCCACTGCATCATGAGGTCCCAGAATTCCCGATACGCCAACCCGATAAACGGTCGCTGGGTGGCCGCGTCGAATACCTCCAGCAGAGGGTCGCCGAGGAGTTGGCCCACCAGGTCGTTGATTTCGGCAATCGTCGTATCGGCCATGGTTAACCTTTCTTCGGGGGAGGCGGCGGGGGCGAAGAGAACAAGTCTCCGACCGGCAGGCCCTTCTCCCGCTTCGCCTTGTTCAGCATCTCCTGCAGTTCCGCCTTCTGGAGGTGGATCTGGACCCAACGGCTGTAGTCCATGACGTTCTCGCAGTAGGGGCAGGACAGCACGGAACTTTCGACCAGCCGACCGCACATTGAGCAGGGAACCATTTTCAGGTCCTGCGGCGGCCGCATCCACTCGTAGTTGGTGTCACCCAGCCAAGTGGCGGCGCCGCGGTGCAGGTCGGACACGTCCAACTTCTGCCCGGCCGCCCAGAGGTCCTGAGCCTCCAGCACCAGCACCCGGGCCCAGCGCGCCTGCCGGGCCTCAGCCGCGGCCAGTTCGGCGCTGGTCGGTTCCGGTCCCTCGCAGATAAACACGCCAGGCGAGCCAACCTCAGAGTGCAGATGGTTCGTCGTGAACGACTCGACAATGGACTGCGCCCACTCCAACGAGGAGTACGGCACGTCCATGCTGTTGTCGGCGCTCATGTGCGTGTTCTGGAAGAACGGCGGGACGCGCACCACGCAGTATTCGCCGCGCTTCTGCGCCGGGAATCTGATCGTGGTACGCCAGCCCCCCTGCCCGATTTGGGGCTTGTAGGGCTGCGTGTTCTCCAGGTCCATGAAATGGATGGAGCACACCGTCGTGAACATGGAAGAGATGTCGGGGATGGTAGATGTCATTGAGTCTTTCCGGGGTAACTGATGTGGCCCTTCGAGCCAGGTACAGTGTTAGTCCATCGGTCGTTCACCAAGTCCTCAGCCTTGGCGTCGAAATCTCGCTCTTTCTTGTCGCGCGCGACGGAGATTTTCTCCGTCAATTGGGCAAGTGTCTGGGCGTCCGTCTCCCGAATCTGGTTAATCACCCAGTAGGTGAGCTCATCCGTGGGGAGTTTCCCCTCAAAAAGGAGGACGTCGGTTGCCCGGTATCGGCCATTTGCCGGGTACGGGATCAGCTTCCCGATCTGCGCCTGCCACTCTGACAGCGGGGGTGGCTTGAGCCACTGGGCCAACGTCCAGACGTTCCCATCAACTTGGTTCGCCCTGATCGTGGGGCCCAGTGGATCCGGTTTCACGAACACGGACAGGTCAGGACCCCAGATCCATTTGAATCGCTGGTCGCCCGATGGGGACGTGCCCAGCGCGTCTCTGAGTCTTTGGTTGCAGCGGGCCACTACTGCCGCAACGATGGGGTCCTGCCGTGTCTCAATCATGCAAGTCCTTTGTTTTCAGTCAAAAAATAACCGTTAGTACCCAGCAGGAATGCTCAGCCCGGTGATGAAGCCTTCCCATCCCAGGTCGACGTTGTAGAAGTTCTCGACAACGTACAGGAACATGGACCAGGAAGCCGTCACACCGCCGCTGGAGTTGCGACCTTCGAAGAAATACGTCCCGTTGCCGGGGTTCTTCCACCAGTCGAGCTCCTGCGCGTACACGCGGCCCCAATTCTTCAGAGCCAGCCAGTCGATTTTCGATTTCGACTGATGCACGTCGATCTTGTGTTTGATGCCCCACAGCGTCACTTCGTCCGCAGTGGAGGGCATCAGATCGACGAGGCCCTGGGCAGCGCCGGGGGTCCGATCCTGCTTCATGATGGCCATGTTGAGCTTCTTCATCTGGCCGACCTGCGCATCATGCACGATGCCGGTCAGATCCGTCGGCAGGGAACCGCGGCGCTGGCGGATGCGCGACTTCAGGATGTCGCCCATCTCCGGCACGAGGTAGCCGCTCTGCGCGTCGTACCAGTTCGGCCGGATCTCGGCGTAGTTGGCGAGCGACAGGCCCAGCAGGTTGCCAGAAACGGCGGTGGAGTGGAAATACCGCAGGGTATTCATCCAGGCCGGCGCGGTGAACACGCTGGTGGAGCTGCCACTGGTCACGCCGGGGAAGGCGAGGTAGTCAGTGGCGGCGGGCGAAACCGAGCCCAGGTTGGTGATGTGGGCGGTGCCGGCCTGCTTGTTGATGTTGTCGATGTACGGCATCGTGTCACCAACCGCGAGGCCGTAGGTCTTCCAGGTAGCCAGCGTGGAGTCGAAGATCTCGACCGGCTGGCCGACCTGCAGGTGATTGGCGCCGAACTCCGTATCGAAGGTGAACGTGCCACCGGAGTAGCCCGTCGCCTTCGCTACCAAGCCCTGAGCGCCGCCCTGGTTCAGGAAGGACGTGTTGCAGTACCGGAGCATGTTCGGCATCGCCTTGGCCGTGTTGCGCTTCAGGACGTTCACCCGGCTCTGCTCGCTGGTCTGCGTGGCCAGGATGCTGTCCTGATCCATCGACACGGCGAGACGAACAGGGTAGTAGCCCTGGTACTGCTGCTTCATTTTGAAGCCCTGGCCCTGACCGAGAGCGCCGTTGGCCAGGTTGAAGCCGGCGAAGTTGCCCGTGGGCTGGATCTCCAGCGGGATGCGGAAGTCCTTGCCGTCTTCGGTTTTGGAGATCTTGGTGGCGTCGGTCTGCTTCTTCAGCAGATTGTAGGTGGTGCCGCCATTCTCGTAGAGTTCGCGCAGTTCCTTGCGCACGACCTGCAGATTTGCCTCGTAGACGTCTGCAATTGCTTGAACCGACATTTTTTATCCCTCGCTGAATCGCCGCAACTGCTCGTCGAAGGGAACCCCCTCCGCCTTCCATTGCGCGATTCGGTTACTGTTGGGCGAAGCCGTACCGGACAAGCCGGCTGGTTCGCGCCGTGCCTGCAATTTCGCCTGTGTCTGATGCACTTTGGCGTTGGCTGCAACGGCGGTTGCCGCGAATTTGTCGATGATGGGCTTCGCCCGTCTCGCTAGAACATCGGCGGCAAACCTGCGCACGGTCGCATCCACGATGCCCCGCGTCTGTTCCGACGGCGAGGTTTTCGCGTTGCGTAAATCTCTCATCAACTCAGCTCGGCGGATGGGGTTGTTATTCAACGCCCCATCAATCTCAGATTTCAGCAGGAGGTTCAACTGGTTCCATTCCGGCTTGCCTCGGTAGGCATCGGCGACTTCCTTCGGAATCATCTTCTCGATCTCCGCGGACTTCGCCTGCTCGACCTGCGTATCAATCTGCTGGGCGAGGGACTGGTAGTGCTGCTGCTGCTGCGCCTGCTCCCTCGCCCGGTAGGCGTTCAACTGTTCCTGTAGTGAATTGTATTGCTGGGCCTGCGGGTCCGGAGCCTGGAAATCAGTCTCCGTCCGGAACCGGCCGGTCAACGCCAGTTCCATGTTCTGACAAGCCTTGAACAGGTTCGCATCCCCGGTCTGGATGGAATGCTGGTACACGCTGTCCAGCATCTGATTCTGGACCTGCCCCGTGATCTGTTGGTACGCTTCCGGCGCCACTTGCGGCAGCATCTCCAGCGCGCGCTCAGCCAAGTGCGAGATGGTCGCCGGCGGCGCCTTCAGCAGCATGAAGTCCGCGGCGCGCTTCACGCTGTCAGGTTCACCGCTGTTCCAGTCGTCGAGCAACGCCTGCGAGCCGAGGCTGCGCTTCCAGTGCTCCTGGATCACCTCAACTGACGGGTTCGGGCCCACCGCCTCTTCCAGCGACCGCTTGAACTTGTCGCTGCCCCACATCCTGTCCCACTTCGTCTTTGAACAGGAGTAGAGTTTCCCATTCTCGTCTACCTTGTCGGGGGTGACGTCTCCGAACGGGTCATCTTCGACAACCTCGGGGGTCTCCGGCGCGGCCGTCTCTACTGCATCGGGTGCCGGGGTGGCATCAACTGCGGGGGCCGTCTCAACGGCCGGCGTGTCTGCAACTGGAGCGACAGCTTCCGTCGTCGCGGGAGTGTCGAGAGTGGCGATATCGTCCATGGGGCTCCTACTGTACTGGAAGTTCCGGCCCTATCCCCTGTTCCGGGGGGTTGGGTGATTCCGGTTTCGGTTTCTCTGGCTGTCCTTCTTCTGGCGGTGGCATCGGGGGCGGCTGGCCTGCTGCCAATTGCGCCATTCCGTGCGCGACGACATTTGCGAACCCATTCGGGTTTTCATTTGCCGCCTTTAACCCGCTTTCGTCGTTGCACCATTGCTGAATCAATGAAGCAAAAACAAGATTATCATCAACGAACGGCTGCACAGGAATAGTGGGGACCATCGAGCCATCAGGCCCCATCGTGGGCGAGCCCTTCAGCAGCTTCTGAATCCGCTCATTCACCGCGCGCTGATAATTCTCATTCGAGCTCTTGAAGTCAACCATGCCAGGCAGCAGGTAATCCTGCAGCGCCGCGGCATTGTAGGGCTTGTCCAGATCGAGTGCCGCCGCCACCTCCGGATTCTGCTTGATGATCGACGAGAGCATGTCCGTCTTTTCGGCCCAGGACATCGGCACGCCGACTTCAGCCTCAAACCGGAACCGGCCACCTTTCAGCTTCGCCACATCGAACATCGGGACCGGCCCATCGGGCGTTTCCTTCACCGGCAGGCCGTCGCCATGTTCGGCCACCAGCTTGACGCACTTGGTCACGATGACGACCCAGCCCTGCGCCGTCAGTTCACCGATAGGCGCGTTCTGCATGAGCGCCTGCTGGATGCGGAGGCGAGCGCCTTCGGCTGTGGGGTCTTTCTCATTGGCGCCGAATACCGGCGGCGTCAGCCCCGTGTGCTGCTGAACCGTGCCGTCGATCTTGTCTATCAGGGGCAGGTATTCAGCCAGCGCGCCTTGCGGCGTCGAGACGGTATGGAACCCGTCCTGGAGCCGCTGGCCGGCGGCGGCCTTCGCCTCAATGATCTCCGTCGGCAGCGTCCCGCGATTATTCAACTGCTCCAAATCGAGCCAGCCGGCCGACACAACCGTCATCGGGAGCTTCCGCTCAGACAACGCAAATAGCAGGTTGTAGAAATCGTTGATGAGGTCCTGTTGACCCAGGATGCCCCAGCAGAACGGGTCATTGTAGAGGTAGTCCGATGGCTCCACCTGTATGGCGGTCCACACGTCGGAGAGTTTCTCCTCGTCGATCCCGACCAGCCGGCCCGCCACGCGGGAAATTCGGATGCCGTTCGGGAATTTCTCCTTCAGGTATTTCCGCTTCTCTTCGGACTGGAACATCTCGTACATCGGCGGCGTGAGCCACACGCGCGAGTGAATCCAGCGTTGCTTCTCGCCGATGCGCGTCATACCCGAGAGCGACTGTGCCTGCGCCCGGGTGATGGACCCCTGCTGCTGCGCTACCGTCTCGCCCTGCATGCCGCCCGTCGCCGGGTCCAGATGCTCGCGGAGTTTCTGCCCGTAGAGTTGCAGGAGAATTCCAGGATGCTCATCGTACTCATAGACGAGGAAGGGGCAATGGTCCAGCGTCTTCGCGTCGAACGGGACAGTGACCTCCATGCCGGTGCAGATCCGAAACATCGGCCCGCTATTGGCGTAGGTCTGCTCTCCCACCTGCTGCGGGACAGATACCATCGTCGGCGGCTGCTCGATCATCGGGACGAGGCACTGCGGGCAGACGCCATCGGCGGATTCAGTCTGGCCGCACGTCGGGCAGACCGGGCCGCCGGTTCCCGGCTGCGGAACCTGCATGGGTTCCAGAATCGGTTCCGTGCGTGAGCCAAACAGATCTTCGTCTGGAGTGAACGGATGGTAGATGTAGCGGGTGCCGCTCTTGAACGCATGGTAAAACAACTCAACATTGCGGAGCCGTGCGTTCCAGGCCTTCAGGAGCCACTGGTAAACCTTGTCGGCCTCCTCGCGCGCCATGCGGTCGGCCTCAGAGGCATTGTCCTCAGCCAGACACTTCATGTTGTAATACGCGCGAGTGCCCATGCTGCCGACGAATTTCCGGCAGTAGCCCTTGATGATGTCGATGTTGTAGTCCAGCAGGCCGGAGGCTTCCACATTCGGATCACCGGACATCCCCGAGGTGTTCTGGCCGACGGCCATGTAATCGAGAGAACCGCCCGGCCCCAGAACGGGGGCAAGGTATTGCAGTCCGCGGAGGTACAGGTCACACTTCCGCAGCCGCATGAACTGCCACGTCTTTTCCTGTTGGATCTCAGCATCGACGTGCCGGGACAGAACGCCGTTCAGTTCATCCTTGAGGAATTCAACCGGGTCAATCTCTGGGAGTTGCGGATTCACGCCAAATTCCTCATCGCCTTATTGAACTCTTCGTGCTGCTTGCGGACCAGATCACGGGCGAATACCCGCGAGGGGATCATGGAGGATGGAGCCTCTGCTACCGGAACCTCTTCCTCGGGAGCGGCGCTGAAAATCCGGCGCCCCGTGGCTCTCATTGCCATGGCGTCTGCGACCCTCTGCAGGTCGTCGATCCGCGCATCCTTCGTGTCAACTTCCCGCTGTAGCGAATCGCACTCCAGACGCAGGGCTTCCACCCGTGCCTGGAGGACGGCGTACTGCGGGAACATCGACAGGAAAAACTCGATCATTCAGATTCCTTCTCGCCAAATAGAGAGCAGTGGCCCTCGTCATCAACTTGGAATCCCAGCCAAGTACAGCCGTCTTCCGTGTTGTACTCGCAGACGCCGCACTTCTCGCTGCCGTCGTGGTATCCAACGGATTCAGGCGGGACGTATTTGCCGTCCATGGAGTGCTCCGCAGCTTCCTGCTTGGGGGACTCCATTTTCTCCTCGTCCTCTTCCTCTACTTCCTTCTCGCGCGGACCGCGCACGGCCGGGCCCTGGACAGGCGGGCCGGGCTTTTTCTTGCTGGCCGCGATCATGATTGCGAACCCTGACTTCTTCATTAGTAGACCCCGTTCCAAGTGTATGCTATGGTTTTCTCATGAGCCTTTGTGAATGCGGATGTGGTGGGCAAACCAACAACGGTCGACGGTTTATCAAGCCGCACCAAGTCAAGCTGATGCAGGAAAGAAATACCGGAAGACAATACACGAGAGAGCATCTTGAGAAACTTTGGGCTGGTCGGCGCGCAAACCCGCCAACCAAAAAACAACGGACCACGGAGACTATAAGCTGCGCGTGTGGATGCGGCGGCAGTCTTACCACCCCCGATGACAGGGGAAGACAGAGAAAATTTATACAGAATCATCAGACAAAGACGCTTGTCAGCCTCAGAGAAAGGCCGTACCCGCCATCTCCAGTTAAAGGCAGAAAAGCCAGCGAAGAGACAAGACGCAAGCTGAGCGAATCGCACAAGGGGAAGCAGTCCCAGTCCAAAGGCATAAAGAGGGGCCCATCTCCACTCAAGGGGATTAGCCGCGGATTTCGCCACTCCCTCGAAACGAAGAAGAAGATATCCGAAGCCAACAAGGGAGACAAAAGCCACCTGTGGAGAGGCGGCTCTCTCCCAGCCAGAGATGAGAGGACAAAAACGGTGGAATGGAAGCATCTGCGCCGCATAGTATATGAGAGAGACAAGTGGTGTTGCGTAGTATGCAGAGTCCATTGCAGAAATAGCGGAGGCAAGAACAAGACAATACAATGCCATCATATAGTGCCAGTGAGGTACGGAGGTAGCGACGACATCAGCAACCTCGCCTCTGTTTGCGTTAGTTGCCACAAAAGGCAGGAGTCGCTTTACGGTAAACCGTCCTACTTTTGGGGCAGCTACCACAGGGTCCTCCAGGAAAAAGAATCCCCCGCGTCTTTCCCGCAGACCTGCACAGAATCCTTCACTCCGGCCCCGCCGGCCAAATAGTTAAACGTTCCTCGTGTCGTCGCGTCACACGTCGGCGCCGTTGCAGAGGAAAGCTGGGGCTGGTTGGCAAAAACAACGCGTGTCCCCGCGGCATTGAACACCGACCCGAGAACAATCTGGTCTGAAGAACTCGCCCCGATAAGAATCATGTCTGAGGAGTTGGCGGCATTCCTCGTCCCAATGAACGTATTGTTATGAATCCTCAGCGGCATGTACCCAGCGGACACGGCCGCCGCATTGGAGAAATCAATACCTACGCCATAGTCGATGATAGGAGTCCCCACGAAGTTGATACCGTACTGCTGAGGCTTGGCGAAGCTGAACTTCATCGTGTTCTTCACCTTGTGGTTCCAGATCCCGCCGAACAGGTCAACGGCGTTGATAATCCCAGGGGTTGCGTATGTCTGATCTCCCCCTGTGGTTTCGATCCAGTTCCATTGAGTGATATGGTTCCACGATTCGGACTGGAGATAATTCCTCCACTCGTATAGCCCGGTCGCCGTGAGCAAATACCCAAACCCGTTGTCCCATGCGCAGCCAAGCGCCGAAGCATAGCAGGCAGGAGTCCCCAACTCCAGCGACGTTGAGGCGACGGTATCGATCGCGTAGGACCCGTTTGCGATCGTGACTGGAATAGTGAACGTGTTCGAGCCGGTGGAGGTCGCCGGGAAATTCCCGCGCAGCGTGGTGTTCGCGCTGGTGATATAAACGCCTTGCTGCGAACGGAGATTGTGCGCCGTCGGCGTTGTTACCGTGCACACGTTCGAGGAGCAACTAGTGGACGACGTAGACAAGCTGTTGAGATCGCCGATTGTTGTGTCTGCAAAAGATGAGCTATCCAGGAATTGAGCGTATATGCCATGGTAGGGGGGCCTTGCATCAAACGAGATGAAGCCCTTGCCTGCCTTGATGGAACAGACGTCCTTGTTGCTGGTTCCCAGTATCATCCCGCCGCCGGCTGTGCCGCCCCAGATGACATAATTATCCAGCATGATCTGGCCGGAGCCGTCGCCGCACCTGGGCGTCGTGGTGATACCTGAACCTTCAACCACCAGGCCATAGCCATTGGTGTGGTTGGCGATGGTGAAATAGTTCGCGACGAAGTTGTACGTGTCATACAGCCAAAGCCCGGTAGCGGCCCGGTTGTTGGCGTCGAAGGTGATTTTCTCCACGCTGGAGTTGAGTTGCGTGTACCCGCCGCTGCTGGAAAACTTAACGATAAATCCGCCGGCTGTTGCGCCAGAGGGATACTTCAACAGCGTCGAGCCCGTGTCGGAAGACCATGGAGTGCGGCTTCCCTGCCCGACCAAGTGAATATTGTTCTTCGTGATAACCAAGTTTGCAATCATGGCCGTGCCAGCGGGGAACATGATCGTTCCGCCTGTCGACGGCAGCGCGCTGATGCAGGAAGACAGGGCCGAAGTGTCATCGGTTGAGCCATTGACAGCAAGCCCGCAATCCGTAGTGGCCCGCAGGAAGGGAATCGAAAAGGACCCAGGCGCAGCATAGTCTGTGCCGGAAACGGCTGCAGCCAAATGCCCGCTCCCGTCGATCTTCGTGATCGAGCCAGACGATGGCAATGACCCTCCGTTGATCGTTGTCAGTGTGGGCTTGTTCTTGATCTGGGTGTTGTAGTCAACCTGCTGGGCAGGGAGCAAAAGCGGCAGGAGAATCAGTAGTTTCTTCATCAGTAAATCGCCCTCACGTCGGCCCCGCTCTCCGGCGCCGCGGTAAATGTCACATTGGTCCCTGACCGGGTGTACCCCAGGCCTTCAAACATCATCACTCCATTCCAGAGGACAACCTTCGGTGTCTGGCTGAAGGCGAACGTGGTGGTGACTCCATTCGGCGACGTCGACGACGACACCAGCCTCATGTTCGGCGCCGTGCCGCATGTGATCGAACCATCCGTGTTCACCGATGAAACGAAATCACCCGTGCTGCAGGTCTGCGACAGCACTCCGCCCTTCACTGTCGAACTGGGGGCCGGCAGCCGGGCGCCGTTCAGCGTGCCGCTGGTGATATTCGTAGCGTTTGTGGTGTCCGTAGTGGCGCTGGGGGCGAATGACGGCCACGTGGATGGCGCTCCGGTGATGATCGGCTGTTTCGTCGCGTCGACGACCGTGATGTTTGCCGATCCGTCGAACAGGACCCCGTTGATTGTGCGCGCTGTCTGCAGCACGGTTGCGGATCCAGAGTTCCCAGTGATGGTGACGGCCAGGGTGCCACTCAGCGCGTCGGAGCCCCCTTGAATATGCGTACTCGCGTGGGCGGTCGGAGCCATGGATGTGGGCGCACCGCTAAGTTGCGAGTACCCGACCTGCGTACAGGTAGGAGATCCGGTTGTCGTTGCGGTTGCGTACTGGCCGGCGGTGCAGGCCCCGACTCCGGAGTAGGTTCCAGAGGCCTGTTTCGTAGCCAGTCCTGTATCGACATAGGTTTTGACGGCATTCTGTGTGGGGTACAGGGCGTTGCTTGCGCCCAGGGCTGTGTTGGTGGACTTGTTCGCCACATTCTCAGCGGTGAACCCTAGCGTCGGCTCATATGGCAGGGCCGGGATATCGGCCGCGACCAGAGCCCGAAGGGTGGGGGCGCCAGAAACTCCATTCGGCGTGGCATACACGCGATTAGCCAGACCGGTTCCGATTGCCGCCTGGTAATCCGTGCCAGCAACTGCGGCCGAGAACCCGCCCGTGCCGTTTCCTTTCAGCAGATCCGCGCCAGATGTGGCTGGTGCATAGTCGGTGCCAGCGGCCGCCGAAGAAAAGCCTCCGGCTCCATTCCCTTTGAGAAGGGCGGAGCCGGAGGTTGCCGGTGCATAGTCAGTGCCGCTCGCTGCCGCCGAAAAGCCACCTGTACCGTTGCCTTTGAGAATCGCTGTACCCGAAGTCTGAGGCGCGTAGGAGAGCGCCGGGATGTCGCCTGCAACCAGAAGCCGCCACGCCGGAGCGCCGCCGCCGCTCGCCGGGCCGGCGAACACGTAGTTCTGAAGCGTCGAAGCCAGGCCAATGCCGCCCCGGGAGACAGCCAGCGTACCGGTCCAGCCGAGGGAGTGCGTTGTGCCCGTCGACGTCAGGGTCACGTTGGTGTCGTTCACGAACGTCTGGACCGGATCAGTCAAGCCGTTGAGGGAGGTAATGCCGGAACCGCCTGCCCCGGTCTGATCGGACCCGCAACTGAAGACGTGAGTAGTTGAGTTGTAGAGGAGTTTATCCGTGGTGCCATTGCTGCAACTTGGGAGGACCGACAGGCTGAACGCGCTTCCGTCGGCGATGGGGACGCCATTCGCAGTGACGCCCCCAAGGGCCGAACGGGCGCGGGCATCGGTGAAGTAGAGGCGAGTGCCTTCAGCGATATCGGTAGTCGAAGAGGGGATGGTGGGGAATGTGGCGAGGGATAAGTCTCCACGGAGATACTGGCTGGTGGACCCGGTAACAATGGTGCCCTGTTTTCCAGACAAGGCGTTATTCAGGTCCGTCTGGGCGGAGAGTGTCCCGGTGATTCCACCCCATGTCGCAGATCCCCCCCCACCACCGCCGCCAGTGACACGGTTGGGACCGTCCACCTTGGTTTGCGCGGCGAGACCAAAACAAAAAACTACGACGAGTAGCCACCTCACCATATCTCAGCCTCCAGCGTATCCCCAATCTGCGGGATGTAGCCAGGCTGCATGGTGATGAGCCCGCCTGAAAACGTATAGCCCGTGCCCTCCCGGAGCTTCAGGCCGTTCAGGAACAAGGACAGATGAACCGTGGATGCCGTGACGCCGAACAGGTTGTTCACGCCGTTGATCGTCCCGCTGGGGACCGTCGTCGTGGGCGTCGTGCGCGCCTCTCCCGTGCCGATGCTTTGGCTGCCCACCACTGCGCGGATCACGGCGCCGGCCGGCGGAGCGATGCCGAATGTGATTGTGCCGGCCGTCGCGTCTCGGGTGTAGTCGATGACCTCAGTCATCAACAACCCGCCATTGAAGATCAGGCACTCAGGCAGGGGGGCGACGATGTAGAAGGTTTTGTTTACGCCGTCGATGGTGCCAGTGACGGAGAGGATCTCAGACGAACCGCTATTGTCGGCAATCCAGGAGAGGTCGGTGTTTCGCGCGAACATCCCGAATGGAATTAGGTTTCGCTTCCGGCAGGCCGCCATGAAGTTCGCAAACGCAATCGGTCCATCAGGCAAGTATCAACTCCTCATCATCAGTAGCCGCTTTGCCTTTGATGCCAGCCTTGGGATATGCGTCACCCGACGGCCGACTTCCCGATCACGCGCCGCAGCTTCCGCTGCGCGATTCACCTGCACCATCGTACTCGCATTCGCGCCAGGATGGCAAGCCCTATATGCCTCTACCTTGTTTTGAATGAACACGTCACGAGGGAGGGCCTCTTCCGCGAACGCGAAATTATGGACCAGATGAACTGCACTATCCAGTACGTCATCACCGTCCTGCTTCGCCGCCTCTTCCGTGTTTCCGTCCTTCTCTACCGCCGCCTGAATCCCCTGGATCAGGTTCACGCACTCAGAGAAAATCTGCAGTACCGGCAGTACTTCCTGTTTTATCTCCTCGATTGAGCGCTTGTACTCGGCGTAGGCTGTCACCCCTTGGGTGTCGATCAGGTATCGCGCCACATTCTCGTCGTAAACCGGGGCCCCAGTCAGAGGCTGCCAGCGCATGTACTCCCGCATCAGGGTGTAGCCGTGCTTCCGTTTCGCGCCACCGCCGGCCGGAATCAGCGCCAGGGCCACCCTTGCGGAAACTGCCGCATACCGCGCCTGCAGGCTCTCCCATGCTTCCTTCGGCGTCATCCCCTGTTCATCATCGTTCGGGGCGAACGCGAACACCGTGCCGGAGCCGAGCACCGCCTCCATCCCACGCTTGATCTGATCCGCCTCTGATTCTCTACCATCCCGATGGAAACAGTCGTGAGACAGGTAGACACTCATCGCATGTGATGGCAACGCCTGGAGATCCTTGTACGCCAACTCCGCAACGTGCGCGCCGGCCTCCATCGTCGATAGCCCGCGGAATTTAGATTCCTTATAGAACACGAGTTGCTTATTCGGTTTCCAACATGCCAGCGTTACGCCGGAGTCATGGCTGTAGCCCCAGTCGAACCCGATCGCCCGCGGCCACCACGGCGCCAGATAGCAGGGGTCGATGACGTGGACGGCGTTCTCCGGCTCGCTAGCGTGCCGTGTCTTCCGGAACGTCCTGAAGAATGAGCCAGCCACCACGTCGAAATCGCCCAAGCCCATGCGCTTGTACTCGATCTCGTCGAACGTCTTCATCGACTCCAGGTTCTGGATGTACTGGCTGTTCTCTTCCAGGAAGTATGGATTGTCCCAAGCTGTCGAGTGGATGGCCAGCCGCTTCGTACCGGTGATTGGGCAAACGTAGGGCTTACCGTACGGCCATGGCTCAGCGCCACCGTGCGCGTAGCGGAACCGCTTGTTGATCCAGGGGACGCCCGGGCCGTTCGGGTTCAGTGTCAGCATGACTTGGCAACGCATCTCCCGTCCGTACTTCGTGCGGTTGCGTTGCTTCAGTCGGACGTACAGCAGCTCCGTCTCGATGTGGCTGGCTTCCTCGATCACGATCCGAACGAACTGCTTGCCCATGTACTTCTGGTAGGAGTTCGGATCTGCCAGGTGGCCGAAGTACACAGCCGCCCCAGACGGGAACTCCACCATCATTGGGTTCTCTTTGCAGTCGGCGCCGAGCTTCTTCGCGATGTCGCTGAACCGGCGGTAGTAGTCGTCGAGGTCGGTGGCGTTCTTGCGGAGCACCAGCGCCTCGTACTTCGGATGGGCGCAGTACGACACGTCGGCCGGTGTGTCGCCGACTGGGCGGAGGTTCCCCCTCAATAGAAAACCAAAGGTTGCTTCCGTCTTCGCCGACCCAGCTCCGCCGAACAGCGCGATCTCGTCGGCATCCGACGTCAACGCCTGCGCCTGCGGGCCAGGCTTGCAGCGGCAGGGGATTTTGTGCTGGTGGTGGAAGACCCGCTTGCCATCGGGCCCGATGTCGTATCCGGCGCACTTCACGTACCGCCAGGCGATCAGGTCCTCGTCCTGCGCGGCAACGTGCTGCGCGTACTCCTCGCCTTTGAGGTTGGCAAAGAGGACCTGCGGGGGCGGTGCCTTCTTGACCTTCGAGGAAATGCGGGCCATTGCCTACAGCATACACCCAGATCAAATACTCTCTTGACTGTGCATATCATATACGAGTATCATAGTAGCCATGAAATGCTTACGGTGCGGGCACCAGTGGGTCAAGCGGGTAAAGAACCCGGTGACCTGCCCGAAATGTCGAACTCCCTACTGGCAAAAGCCAAAAAAAGAGAGTACAGTGGGGACAGTTCTCTCCTCCTCCAGGGGAGGCGGTAAATGAGCAGACCGTCTCCCCCTTCCCTCCACACCAGCGAAAACAAAGTCGAACGCGACATCATCTGCTTCCTCCAGCAGCAGACTCCCAACTGGATCATCGACCGGAACCACGTCGGGCTGTTCTTCAACCGCATGGGTACGCCGGTCAAGATCGGTCGGAAAGGCCAGTGCGATTGGCGAGCGATGCGCGCTGGGCAGTACTTCGAGTTCGAGGTGAAGGCGCCGGGGGAGAAGCCGAAGCCGGCACAGTACGAGTACATGGCGCTGCGCACCCACCAGGGGATTTTGGTGACGTGGGCCGATTCGCTGGAGATGTTTGAACGGTGGTATAAGGCGGTGGCACTGTGACAAGAAAATGGTTCCTCGGCTTGATAGGCCTCGGGGCGGCAGGGCAGACGACAGTCACAATCTACGCGCCCAAGGATAGGCTCTCTACAGAAAAACCAGTGGACCTGCCCGGAGCCAGTTTGTTCGAGCGCAACAACGTGACCATCCCGTATCACACGGTCGAACATCAGCCGTACAAGCCCGCCAACGGCGAGTGCCCGGTCTGCGGGACGATGGCGCCGACGTACAGGCGGATGATGGTCAGTATGGGATTCATGGCCAAATGCAAGCCAACCCCGGGTTATCGCGCGGACGATGTAAGGACTTGGGTTGTGCAGTGCGAGGAGGTTAAGGATTGGGACGGGCCGCAGTCTCGCACTGTTCGCTGCGCCCACTGCTCGGCGGCGTTCTGGCAGGACGCGGAGGACGTGAAATGAGTAATCAGAATGGAGTGTTCCAGTGGCACCCCGGCACAGAGGATGACGGCGGCCACATCGAATGCCGTTCGTCTAGCGGCACAGTGCTGGGGCGAGTCCGCAAGATCCCTAGCCTCTGCAAGTGGGAGGATATCCCGCACGTCGGCGAGGCGTGGGTGACGCTCCACAAGCTGCACTGGGCCGAGGAAGAGGCAGTGGAGGCAATGGAGCAGTTCTGGCGCGATGCCGTTGCGACAGTAAAGGAGATGGGCCTATGACGCACCATCTCACCTGCAACTGCGGGCGCGTGCTGCATGTGCGCACCTGCTGCGCTGCCTGCCCTACGTGCCAGATCGTCTACAGGATAACCATTATTTCCCGCCCAATGACGGCACCCGAGCGAGCCGTCGCCGCCGCACAGTTGCGAGGCGAGCGGCTGCCGGAGCCGGAGCCGACCGTCACGGCGATGGAGGGGCTGCGGTGACCCGCACACCCCTAGCCCCACTCGATGAACGCCCGATCCGCGTCTGGGCGCTGGTGCAAGCGATGGTGGACCTGTGCCGGCGCCGGAAGCTGAAGCTGCCGGGGAGGCCGGCGGCGGTAAAGGAGCCATGGAGGGTAGCCAAATGGTAACCCTCCGCCCCTACCAGCAGCAGGCAATCGACGGACTCCGCGCCGCCGTGCGGATCGGGCAGCGCCGACCGATCCTGGTGGCTCCAACCGGCAGCGGCAAGACTGTCATCGCTGCATCGCTCATCCAGGGCGCCCAGCAGCGCGGCTCGCAGATCCTGTTCATCGCCCATCGACGCGAACTCATCGCGCAGACGTCGCAGAAACTCGACGACATCGGCGCCGATCACGGCATCATCCAGGCGGGGAATACAAGAACCAACACCCTCCCCATCCAGGTAGCATCCGTGCAGACCATGAACCGCCGGGCATCGTGGTTCACGCCGCAGATCATCATCATAGATGAAGCGCACAGAGCACCCTCGGATAGCTATCAAAAGATAGTCAACGAATTCCCCTCCGCCGTCGTCATCGGCCTGACCGCCACCCCCTGCCGTACTGACGGCCGCGGCCTGGGGACGTTCTTCAACGCGATCGTCGAGTGCCCCGGTGTCGGCGAGCTCACCCGTATGGGGTTCCTCGTGCCGGCCGTCACCTACAGCCAGGCGCCGCCGAATCTCAAGGGAGTACACAAGCTGGCCGGCGACTACAACAACGACGAACTCGCAGCCGTGATGAATGAGCGGAAGCTGGTCGGCAACGTCGTCGACCACTGGCGCAAGTATGCCTTCGGCCAGCCCACTATCGTCTTCGCGGTCAACATCGAACACTCCCTCGCCATCACGAAGCAATTCCTAGCCGCCGGAATCTCCTGCGAGCACATCGACGGGGGGACACCGAACGAAATCCGCGACGGGGTATTCTCCCGCGCGCTGGTCGTCAGCAACGTCGGCGTCTACACAGAGGGCACCGACGTGCCCCGTGTCTCCTGCATCGTCATCGCCCGGCCCACCATGTCCGTCGGGCTCTACCTGCAGATGGCCGGCCGCGGGCTCCGCCCCTCGCCGGGAAAGACAAACTGCATCATCCTGGACCACGGCGGCTGCGCCCGGATGCACGGGCTGGTCGGCCAGGAGCGCATCTGGACCCTGACGAACTACGCCGGCATCCGCACTGCCAATGGCCCGGCCATCGACGTGCGCGACACCATCAAGGTCTGTCCGAAGTGTTTGCTGGTCACTGATCGCGAAGCGAAGAAGTGTGAGTGCGGCTACACGTTCTCCGCCGCATCGCTGAAGTCAGTCAGCGGGGAACTGACTGAAGCGAGGGCCGTTCACATCCCCACGGAAGATGAGAAGAGAAAGGCATACCAAAGAGCACTATGGATCCAACGAACGAAAACCAAGAAGGACGGGAGCCCATACAGCCCCCTGTTCGCGAAGATGCGGTTCAAGGCGATGTACGGGACGTGGCCGCCGAAGGAGTGGGACAGGATGTGAGCCCGTTCTACTGGAGCGGGGACATGCTGATCCTGAAAGAGACTGAACAGATAGTGGGAGAAATCCTGGACCACAGAGGATTATATGCTGTGCGGGTATGGTCAGGATACGCCGGCAGGTGGACTGAGGTGACGTTCTGGGCGACCCGACAGGCCGCCATGGCTGCTACGGAGAAGCGGTTCATGGAGTGCAAACGATGAGCGGTAACGAACCAAACAGCGAACCAATCTTTTTTTGGAGTGGGGATAACCTCATCCTGAGAGAAACCGGCCAAGTGATTGGCGAAGTCGGAGAAGCCAAGATCTACGGCGCGCAAGCGTGGTCGCCCAAGACCCAGCGCTGGGATGGGAATCTGACGTTCTGGCCTACACGCGCCTTTGCCATGGCAGATGTAGAGAAGCGAGTTAAAGGAAGTCTACTATGACCTGGGACGGCCAATATCTCCTCGACGCCAACCTCAACCGCATCGGCATGGTCTGCATGGTGGGGTATTTCTACGATTCGATCGTCTTCTTCCGGGGGCAGTTCCACCTTGGGAAGACAGCGACCAACGTTCAGGCCAAGGAAGAGTTGGAGGCGTGGTGGCGGGACGTGCAGGCGGTGAGGCTATGAACCGCCTTTCATGGAACGAAGAAAGCACGGGCAGCCACTTCGACGTCAGCTACGAAGCGCCTCTGCTATTTGCATGGGCGAATGGCATATATCTGGGCACCGCCACAATCGAAGACGGGACTGTTGTGCCACCACCCGCACACCCATACGGCGACAACCCGGCTGAATGGGCAGCGGCGATCGCAAAGATGGAAGGGAGACTATGAAGCTCATACGTTTCAAGTATCTGTATTTTGAAGATTACATTTTCGTCAACCCTAAGCATGTTCAAGCTGTATATAAATGCAGAAGAGAGGGGGCGGAGAAATTAGACGCAGCTGAAATGATGATCGGAGGGCAGCCTGTTCCAGTAGCAGAGTGTTTGGAGTCTGTGATTAACCTGCTACAGGAGGTGACACCGTGACCTGGTTCGACACCGGCCCACGAATTTTCTCGCTCGACAACAACATGGGCGTAGTCTGGGAAACGCTCTACGACGGATGGCTAGGCTCTGTGACGATCAATGGCATTATTACCCGGATGCCTTGCGCCCCCAACGCCGACTCCGCCAAGAAACTCGTCGAAGACTACTGGGAGGCAGCATGGGCACTCAAGCCTCAAAAACCATGAGCCCCTTCAAATGGACCAACGACCCCTGCAAGACCGGCCGCACCTGGCGACTCTCCCTCCGCGCCACCGGCCAGATCGTCGGCCGCGTTCTCACTGAGCCGCTCGACGACGGCAGCATGGCGTTCACGGCGCTGATCTTCAAGCGTGGATGGGAATCACTTGGGAGTTATCTCACATGGCAGCAGGCAAAGAAAACAATTCAGAACGAAATCTCTGGGCGCCTGGAATCCCCTACGACAAGTGGCTGATGATGCAGAAGCATTGCACGCCGGCCGAACTTGAAGAGTATAGGAAGGAGCAA